AGTGCCGTCCTCTGAAGGCGGATGTTGTGGGTTCGAGTCCCACCTCCCCAGCCCATAGGTTGAAGGTTCAAGTCCTTCTGCCCCAGCTATGGCGGGACGCACAGGCAGTGCAGGCCGTCTAACGCAGTGTAGCTCAACAGGTAGAGCGCTGGTCTCATAAGCCGGAGGTTCCCGGTTCAATTCCGGGCACTGCGACTACAGCGGTACTAGGGCGACGTAGCCAAGTTGGTTAAAGCACTGGTCTGCAAAACCAGAGATCCCCGGTTCGAATCCGGGCGTCGCCTCTTTTCGGACGGTAGCTCAGTGGTAGAGCTTCGGTAGCTCTCCTATCAGGAGTCTCATGGTAGGAGGTGGGCTGTGACAACCATCGTGAAATGTGAGCAGTGCGGCAGGGAGTACGTCCCGGACAGGAAAAAGGGACACCGTGGAACCCTTTGCAACTCTTGTGTGGTCAACACCAGGAGAGCAAGCGTAAAGGAAAAGGCAGTCTCCTACAAAGGAGGGGCGTGCGCCATCTGCGGTTACGACCGGTGTGCGAGAGCCTTGGGGTTCCACCATAAGGACCCTGCCAAGAAGGATTTTCCTCTTGGGGCCAACTACACGAGGTCGTGGGACAAACTGAAGGTGGAGTTGGATAAGTGCATCCTCCTCTGCGCCAACTGTCACGCTGAAGTTCATGATGGGATGGTTGAACTCGGGGGGTAGCTCAGTGGCTAGAGCGAACGGCTGATAACCGTTAGGGCGAGGGTTCGAGTCCCTCTCTCCCGACTTTTACTACCGTGGGGCCGGAGGTTCGAATCCTCCTCGTCCGACCAGTAGGGAAAGGTGGCGGTCTGAGAGCCTGCCGGGTTCTGCAAGGCCCAATGGTTCAACGTCTGTTGCAGCAGGCCCCGTGCGCCGCCCTGCGTTCATGCCCTCGCCCGTGGATCGGGGCTTTGGTCTTCTAAACCGGAGGTCGAGGGTTCGATTCCTTCCGGGGGCGCTAGTTTGTCTATGGGCAGGGGATGGTAGAGTGGATCGACTCCACGAGGAGATACCGTCATGGGCTACAACGTCCCCGAACCTTACGCCTCGCTCCTTGCCACGTACCCCGACGTAGCGAACGTCAAGTACGTGTCCCCACCGGATGCTAACCATCTGGAGGGAACGGGGGACGGCTCATTGGTCAACCCGTACAGGGGCATCCAGACGGCCATCGATGCTTTTCCGCCCACAGAGATGCCTCCGCCTGACCCGGCGGACATGGGCCCAGAGGATCTGGTCAACCTGTTCCGGTTCATCGTCGTCAATTCGGGTGTGTACGACGAGAGCCCCATTATCACAGAGGCAGGGCTCTGGTCCTTTCAATCAGCAGGGCAGGTCCTGCTGATCTCCCCTGTGGCTTTCGCTTACCTGTGGGATCCTGAGCACGAGCCGCCCCCGTCCATTGACGACATGCGGTTCTTCCACCTGAACCCGGATGAAACCAAGCTTGACGCTTGGGGCATGTTCATCTTGGACATTCAGCCCCTCTACGGTGCCCCGAAAGACAAGATGATCGGCGGCATCGGCAGGAACGGCAGCACCGGGGGTCTGCAGATGTGGACCCTTATGGGCGGGATCGTCTACGAGGTGGAAGCACCCCTCGGTGGCTGGACGCACACCCCGTCGCCGTCCATTAGCTTGAAAGATGTCTACGGCCTGGTACTCGTCCCTGGAGAGAACGGGGATTGGGAAGCCGACATCAACATCGACTGTGACCGAGTCTCGTTCAACTACTTCGAAGTCCTGGGGCTGGAGAAGTACGACGTCGAGATCCTCAACTCCGCCTTCAGTGGCCTTGAGCAGTACTCTGGACCTGGTGCCCCTATCTACACGCAGACCTGCCGGTTCTGGGCCAGCAACTGCAACATCACGGGCGACGTGTTCGTGGCAGACGCCGACATCGTGTTCGACCACGTTTCCATGAGCGGTGGAGACCTGATTTTCAGGACCTACTGGTCCATCCTGGACTGCAACCTGGACGTCAACGAGTGGGAACACACACAGTCCCCGTCGGGATCGGTCATCATCAACACCTACTTCGACGTGAACTCGTGGGGTGCGGCCCTTCCCCTGAACGCCCTGAACGTCTGCGCCACCACCTGTGCGATGAGCAGTTCGGCCCTGTCCAGCTTGCCCGTCCCACATAGCAACTACGCATCAGTCACGAACAGCGTCGTGATCCCCCCGTAACCTGCCCCAGTAGCTCAGTGGATAGAGCATCGGTCTCCTAAACCGAGGGCCGCAGGTTCGATTCCTGCTTGGGGCACTCCCTTCAACAGCACCGCAACAAGGAGAACACCATGGTACTTCGTCTCAAACAGCCGCCGACCCCCATTCGTTTACTGGGCCGGTAGCTCAACTGGATAGTCAGCAAGCGGCTTTTAACCGCTAGGTTCCGGGTTCAAGTCCCGGTCGGCCCACTATTGCGGACGTAGCCAAGAGGTAAGGCATCGGGCTTCCACCCCGTGAGCGCCGGTTCGATTCCGGTCGTCCGCTCCACCAACAGGGCTTAGGTAGTTCCTCTATTGCGTAGACACCCATGGGTAGGATGTCAGCCTCGGTGAAGCTGGGTACGCAGTGGAGGGGCACAAAACGACGCCTGCACCGCCCGTGAGATAGGCCCAAACGGGGAACCGTCAACCGGGGAGGGGGTGGAAGTCCTCTTGACCCGCCCGGAAGGGTCCTGCGTTGAGCCGTCATCTTGAGGGCGGCCTTGAAGGGCAGCGTAGGTACACCCCCTGAAGGACGCCCTTTGGCTGGTGCTTGGACTGGCCCCTGTGGATGAGGGTTTGTATCAACCAAGCTGGAAGCGGAGTACTCGTCCCCATTGTTGAATCCCACCTTCGGGTGCGGTACTGGACGAGCCGGAAGTACCCCATGGCACGGCGTACTTCCGGCTGTGGGCGTGAGGGCGTATAACTCAGCGGAAGAGTGCCGTCTTGACAAGGCGGAAGTCCCTGGTTCAATCCCAGGTACGCCCACTGAATCGGAGGGCTAGGTGACGAACAAGGACAAGTGGTTCGCAACCTGTATGGTGTTGATGCTTGTGACAGGCTTCGGTCTTGTGGGGCTTGGCCTCGACTCAACGCTGGCATCGATCTTTGAGGTGGCCGCAGCCGCCATCTGGCTCTTTGGAGTTCCGAAAGTCAGCCGTAGAGCACACCAGTACATCTACGGCAGGTAGTTTTGGCGCGGGGTAGGGAAGTGGCATCCTCCTTGGCTCATAACCAAGGGATCGGCGGTTCAAGTCCGCCCCCCGCAACCTCTCGGGCAATCTGACTCGGCCCGTAAGCCCGCCCCACGTCCCCGTCAGGGTGACGAGCACCCGAAAGGGTAGGGCAACAGGAGCAGACCGTGGGAAGACGCTTTGTACAGCGTCGGAATGCGTCCCGGAGGGACGCCCCACCGTGCGGGTGTAGTTCAGGGGTAGAACGTCAGCTTCCCAAGCTGGATGTCGTGGGTTCGAATCCCATCACCCGCTCTATGGGGCCTTAGCTCACTTGGGAGAGCGCCGCTTTTGCAAGGCGGAGGTAGCCGGTTCGATCCCGGCAGGCTCCACTATGGGGAGGGCGGGGTGGTCAGGCCCGAAAGGGAGCAGCCATCCTGACCCTACCCACCAGGCTTAGCCTCCCGTTCACCTGTGTTGAAGAGGTGGACGACGGAGGACGACATGAGCGTTACATTTTGGTGCCCCGAAGCTCCCCGAGAGGCCATCGAGACCCCTTGCTGGGGCGAGTGCGACGAAACCTGCCCCATGTGTCACGGCACCAACGTGACCACGGAACAGGTCAGCCCGCACGAGATGAACCTCGCCAACGCCAACGCCTACAACATCCTCCTCGCCTTGGGTGTCCAGAGTGACGAATCCATGTGCGGCGGGTGGGAGACCCCCGAGGACATCCGCACCATCAGGGCGGCGATCCTCAAGGCCCGCAACGTGACAGGCCGCAGGGAAGGGGCACACCGAGACGCCGAATCCTACGGCGGGCCGGGAACTGGAACCTGCCGGGTCGTTTCGCAGGGCTACACCGACGAGCAGGTACTCGACCGGCTGACCCGGTTGGACAAGCTCCTCGCCTACGCTTTGGAGAACAGTCACCGGGTGGTTTGGGGATGAGTGCTCACCGTGAGCGTGTGAAAATGCTCAAGCGGGTCAACGCCCACCAGCAAGTCAACGACCCCTTCTGGTTGTCCGGCTACACCGACGGAAGCCACCATCCCGACACAGGGAAGGGCGGCGTGGGCCTGTGGGTACGGGACAACGAGACCCGAATCCTCAAGGCTATACCGACCCCTCCGTGGGCTGTGAACTCCAACCTCGTGGAACTGTTCGGGGTCTGCGCCGCCATTGAGACGGCCCTGACGGAACTCACACAGGAAGCCAACATCCTCGTCATCAAGACGGACAGCCAGAGCACGGCCAACTGGTTCGGCTGGCAGGGCAACAAGTCCGTACCGAAGCAGCCTGAAGCCCTCGAGATGATGCAGCACGTCCTAGAGCTTGCCACCGACCGCCGAGTGAAGGTGGTCGTCAAGTGGGTGAAGGGACACCAAGGCACGGGCAGCGTCGTGGGCTACTTGAACAACCGGGTCGACAAGATGGCCCGTGATGCACGACTGAAAGGTGTACCCTCTCGCTGGTCCTGCCGGGTCAACGAGGAACGCAAGCAAGGGCCTGTAGCTCAACGGTAGAGCCTCCCGCTCATAACGGGACGGTCGACGGGTTCGACTCCCTCCGGGCCCACTAGCCCCTAAACAGCAAGCAGCAGGGTAGGATAAGGCAGGAGGTGCCTCATGCCGGATCTACCCTACGTGATGCTCACTGGACTCATCCTCATGCTGGTCGGTGTTCCCCTCTGGATGTACCGCTCAGAGAAGAAGAAGGTGGAGGCCGGGTGTTGCGGGAAGCCGTGGATCTCCTACTGCCGTGACTCACAGGGCGGCATCGGCTTGAACTGTCAGGAGTGCGACAACGGCACTTGGGTATCCTACTACCGCAAGGGCTTCGTTGAGGGCGAACAGCAACCATTCTAGGCTCGTAGCTCAGTGGGAGAGCGCCTGCTTCACACGCAGGAAGTCCCCGGTTCAAAACCGGGCGGGCCTACTTTGAAGGAGGGCTAACATGGAAAGCACACGCAGAGGGTTCCTTGCAGGAGCCGCTGGAGTCACAGGTTGGCTCCTGTTCGGCAAGGGTGCCGAAGCCGCAGCGAAGGCCGAGGGCAACCGTGTCCTGCGGGAGTTCGATGAGGACGTTGAGGGGTTTCCGCATCACGTCATCGAGATGCAGTTGACCTACGACAACCCGATGCTCCAGTTCGACGTGCCACTGCCGGACTCGGACTTCGATGGCCTACAGATCAGCATCCCAAGGCGTCAGACGGTGGGCCGCCACACGGCGACGGAGCTTGTGGACTACCACAAGCGGAGCCAACCCGACGGTGACATCTGGGGGATCATCCGCCAGCGTGTACCCCAGATGGCACAGGCGAGGGTGAAGAATCCCGCCTACGGCGACCACAAGATGCACATCGCCACGGTGGTGTGCCACTGCCCGAGCGGGATCGAGGTGGGCATGACGGTGTTGCCCGTAGGCGTGACCGTCGAGGACATGCACCTGACCATCCCGGCAACGCTGTTGCCGCAGTCCTGACAACGCACAAGGCTCCAAGGGCGAGTAGCGCAGTGGAAGTAGCACCGGCTTTACAAGCCGTAGGTCGTGGGTTCAATCCCCACCTCGCCCACCATTCAGGCTTAGCCGGACGCCCGTCCGTGTAGAGAACCTCATGAAGCAGGAAACCCAAGAGTGCCCCCTGTGCCACCGTGACTGCCCACAGGCGATCATGACGGAGCACCACTTGAAGACCCGCAGGGTGGACAAGGACGACACGGCGATGCTGTGCCGGGAGTGCCACAAGACGGTACACGGGCTCTTTGACAACAAGGAACTACGGGACTCGTCCAGAGGGCTGGACACGGTCGAGGGGCTGCTTGCAGACCCCTTGATCCGAAAGGCCCTCTCCCACATCAGGAAGCTCCCGCCCGGTCAGTTCATGCGGATGTATCGGGCCGGACGCCGCAAGAAGCGCTAGACACCAATCCAAACATGCCCCGGTAGCTCAGTGGATTAGAGCACACCCCTGCGGAGGGTGGGGTCGGAGGTTCGAATCCTCTCCGGGGTACTTGTGCGCCCGTAGCTTTATGGTTTCTCCTCCGGTATTATCCGGGCAACAGGAGGAACCATGCCAACCTGCAAGAAATGTGGTGTCTCATTCCCCAACAGGATAACGGTTGAGGGGGGCAGGCGAAACATCTCCAGACGGAAATTCTGCCTGACATGTTCCCCTTGGGGGTCTCGAAACCGAAAAGACCTGAGTGCCCCCTCGATTACCAGCGGAGTGAAAACCTGCCCTCGGTGTGGGGACGTGAAGGAACTCACTGAGTTCTACACCAGACGGAGAGGTAAGGAGTCCGAGCCTTCCTCCTACTGTAAGGCATGCGCCGCAGAGGAAGCACGGGGACGTATGCGGGCATTGAAAGCCCGTTGCGTTGAGTACAAGGGAGGCGGGTGCCGGGTTTGTGGGTACTCGAAAAGCCTCGCTGCGTTGGATTTCCATCACAGGGATCCCAAGGAGAAAGGTTACGGGATTTCGCAGATCCGAGGTTGGAAATTCGAACGGGTAAAGGAAGAATTAGATAAATGTGACCTTCTGTGTCGGAATTGCCACTCAGAGGTTCATGACGAGGCCCTGTAACCCAGTGGATAGGGTGCCTGACTTCGAATCAGGTTGTCGCAGGTTCGAGTCCTGCCAGGGCCATCAGGTTGGGAGTTCGAATCTCCCCGGGCGTTCTTTTCAGGGGGTAGCTCAGTCTGGCAGAGTCCCGGCCTTGGACGCCGGTTGTCGCGGGTTCGAATCCCGCCTCCCTGACCAGCCGTAGGAAAAGCGTTGATCACGTATTGTTCAGATAGGAGTATGAGGGGGAGTGCCATGACCGGCATGTCGTAATCAACAACCCTCCGAGGAGGCGGAGATGGAAACCTTGGTTTTGAGTCAGAGTTACACGCCGATAAGCCGAGTCCCGTGGCAGAAGGCCATCACATGGGTCGTGCTGGATCGTGCCGAAGTCGTAGAAGAGTACGACGAGGCCCAGATCCGCTCCGCCTACAAGGTCTTCCCGATGCCGTCGGTTATCCGTCTGCTCCACAACGTGACTGGCTTGTTCCGCAAGGGTGCGAAGTTCAACCGCAAGAACGTATGGCTCCGTGACAAGGGGAAGTGCCAGTACTGCGGGACCAAGGTCTCCATGTCTGACTTCACGTTCGACCACGTCGTGCCCCAGTCCAAGGGCGGGCGCACCAAGTGGGAGAACATCGTCGTGGCCTGCTACAAGTGCAACCAGCGGAAGGGTGACCTCACCTTGGAGAAGGCACGGATGCGCCTGCGTGTCCCGCCGGTAAAGCCGAGGTCGCTGCCCGGTATGGCGTTCCCGACGTTGACGTGGGGAGACAAGATGCCGGAGACGTGGAAGGACTACCTCGGCTCCTACAGCTACTGGAACCAGTCCCTCAAGGAATGACCTGGCCGGGGTCGGATTCGTCCGACCCCGGTTTCTTTCCTCTACTACCATCGGCTTAGCCGCCCTACTTCTAGGGTAGAGTCCCATGAGGAGGTGCTGCATGGCCGGACACGATCAACTAGAACTCGACGTCGCCTATCACGGCGGACAGATCATCAACCTGACCCCCGACGCTGATTGGGTTTCTCTTCGCAAGATCGAGATCCCCTCCAAGAACATCGGATACGACTACGCCCACGAGGAGAAGTCCCGTGGACACATCATCGCCGTGCTCCCCTTCAGGGTGTCCTACGTGAGTGGGAACCGTGAGTATCTCATCCGCTCCGAAGTGATCCCGCCGTGGGGCCTCGCTCCGCAAACGTGTGCCGTCACAGGCTCATGGGACAAGGAAGGCGAAACCTTCGATGAGGTAGCCGTTCGGGAGATGCTGGAGGAGACCGGGTTCACCGTGACCCTCGGCGAACTGATCGACTTGGGAACCTGCCGGGGCACCAAGGCGCTGGACACCGTCTACCACCTCTACGCCGTGGACACGTCCGGGAAGATCCCGGAGGAACCGACAGGTGATGGTTCAGAGATGGAAGCCCTCGCCGGGATGCTTTGGGTAGAGTCGTTGGTGGACGTGGAGGATCCCCTGGTCCCCACGATGTTCCTTCGTCTTCAGTCCAAGGGGTAGCGGATGGCTCACAAGATCAAGCCCACAGATATCACCCTCGCCCACAGACGCCCTCCAACGTGGAAGGGCTGGATCCCAACCTTCACCGGAGACGGGTTCAACGTCCTGAAACCCGAGGTAGACCAGATCCGATTGGAGGACCTGGCCCACGGCCTCGCCTTCAAGTTCCGGTACGCTGGACAGACGACGCCCGTGACGGTCGCCGAGCACTCCATCATGGTTTCAAGGGTGATCGGGATTCTGTGGCCCGAGTCCAAAGAGATGGCGGGCGGCCTACTCCATGACTCCTGCCAAGCGTACCTGCACGACATCCAGAGTCCCGTCCGGCGATACGCCCGCATGGATCTCCCCCACGGAGAGAGCATCCCGTGGGACAAGCTAGAGGCCAAGGTCAACGGGATCATCGCCAAGGCGTTGGGGCTGGAGCCCCGATTCTGGGCCACCGCTACGGTGAAGGCTGCGAACCTGCTGGCAGTAGTGATCGAACGCAGGGACTGTGCGGTCCTCTCAAGGCAGACCCGCAAGGGCCTCCCCAAGCTGCCGGAGGAGATCGACCACCTGCATCTGTCCTACTTGTCGCCGGAGGATGCACAGGAAGCGTTCTTGGCCGAGTACAGCAGCCTGACCTAGTCCTCTTCCTCTGCCACGTCGACGGTGATCTCCTTCTCAGGGACCAACTCCAACAGGTCTTCCGCAATATCGCCGATCAGGTCAGCGTTCTCTGCCAGTTGTACCCGCTGAACCACGACGGTCTCTTCCGTCCCTGCGGTAGCGGCCTTCAACAAGGCCGAGAACTCTTTGAGGAGTGAGATCCTCTTGGCAAGCGCACGCTGGTTCATGGTTCCCCCGTAATGGCTCTGCACGCCGCCCTGAGTGCCCCCTGGAGCGTTTGCTCTGCGATGTGGGCATCGTCGGGCAGGAACGGCCCCTTGCAGCCCCAGCAGTCATTCTCGGGGCAATCAGGGTCCGTGTAGAACACAGGCTCGAGACTGAAGGCGTTGGCGTTGTCCAACAGGGCCTCTGCGTCGTTCGCCTCTACGAACAGGTCGGCGTAGGACTGGAGGAGCGTGGCCTTCAGGACAGGGTCCATGGTGAAGCCCGTCTCACAACACCCCGTGCGGAGGATGCCGAGGCGGCTGTCCCCGTTGTGCTTGCCGTGGATGTAGGAGTGCCGAGTGCAACGACCCCACAGGGCGTGCAGGGACGGGAACTCTCCCCGCTTGCACAGGCCGCAGTGAGGCTTGATCTGGTAGCCTACATCCCGAAGGGTCTGGAACTTCATCTCGTCGGGCATGTTCTCCTCCTCAGTACAGGGCGAGCACCACGATAGGCCAGAGGAAGGCCAGATGCCATAGTTGGTCAATGACCAGCACGAGGGACGGGCGGAACAGGAGCGGGGTCGTGATGAATTCATAGTTGGGGAATATGTCGGTCGGGACTTGGACATCAGTGCCCGTGAAGCTGCCGTCGTCCTCCGGTATCCGCATCGAAGTCATGCGGCGGAGGTACTTCGCCCACAGGAACACCACGAGGTAGGTGTCCCCGATGAAGTGGCTGACGTACAGGAGCAGGAAGCCCAACACCATCTCCCACGACTCCAGCCCGTACAGGTAGAAAGCCGGGATGAACATCACGGAGTAAATCAGGCAGTGGAGCGCCAGAATCCCGAACTTGTGGGACTTGGCCTCCGCCATCTTCTCGGTCTGGGTCAGCCAGTCGGCCACGAAATGCCAGAACACGAGGGGGACGAACAGGCCACCCGCTAGTGCGATGGTTTCAAGGGTGATCATGGTTTCTCCCTTGGGTGTTCCTCAACGACCACCCCGATGACAGACCCGCAGTAGGATGAGAACACACGCTTGACGTCGCCGTTCCCGAACTGCATCAGGCCGTCCTTCAGGAAGATGGCAGGGCCCTGGTAGTGGGTGTCTTGGACGTAGCAGACGGAGGATTGCTCGAACCAGTCTACCCGAGGGTGGCTGGCGAACCGGACACGCAGGGTCTCCCCGGTGTTCGGGTGTTGGATAGTGGCCCACACATCCTCATCTGCCCGGAGCGCTCGTACCTTGTCCTGCGGCAGGGGGAAACACTGAGGTTTCTTGTGTCTCTTGTCGTGTCCGGGTTTGGGCATGTCAGCCTCGTAGCTTGGCGAGGATGCCTGGTAGGTCACTCATGGGTCGGAAAGAGGGCTTCCCCATGCGGTGAGCCATGTAGTTGCAGCCGGGGTGGATCGGATTCGGCCCCACGGCAGGCTTGTCGTCCACGAACTGCCCCGTCCACCCGCACTTGGTGCAGATGTACACGTCCAGGTCGGGACAGGCCAACAGGTCGCCCCTGTGGATGAAGTTCTCCGGGGTCTCTCCGTTCTCGAACAGCTTGGTCGCTGCCAGCACGGCCCAAGCCTTGTCGCTGGAGTGGATCTCCCCGTAGAAGGTCAGGAGGACGTCGGGCCGCACGACCTTCGAACCGTCAGGCAACTCCAGCGTGGGGTAGTCCCCGACGAAGAAGTCGATGGTCAGGCGGTACTCCGGGTGCTTCTTGTCGTCCACGACCCGCTCGTACCGGCGGAAGTCCTCTGCGCTGGGCAGGCGGTCGTACTTCGTATTGACCTTCTTGTACCCCAGGACGCTCAGGAGGCCCATGACGGTGCCTACTGCCTCCTTCGGGCAGTGTATGTCCACGTCCTTGTGATCGTGGGCGTGCTTGCGTTCAGCGTGGCCTGGGGGCGAGAGCAGGTGCCAAGCCCAACCGCCAGAGAACACGACGAAGGGCTTGAGAGGTTCCATGTCCGTTGCATAGGCGTCGATCTTGTACTGGTGCCAGCACTCGCCGTACCGCTCAGGGTTGTGTGGATCAGCCATCTGTCAATCCTTATCAAACATGCGGTCGAGCGACCGGCTCATTGAATCCAAGGACTTCGACATCTCCGCCATGGACTCGTCGAACGCTGCGAGGGCCTTCTTGCCCTCCGGGCTCTCCGGGTCGATGTCCTTGCCGTTGACACGCAGGACAGTCACCTCGCCGTTCTCTCGAACGACCTTGGTGGAGGTGGACTCGAAAACCTCCCGGTCGATGGGGTTTATGACCCTCTTCAGGCGGCGGAAGGCTCGTCCAAGGGCACTCATTTCAGGGCATCTCCGATCTCTTCCCAAAGGCCGTCGTCGTCCATCGAGGTGCCCGAAAGGGCGTCCCTCGTGTCCGAGATGACCTCAAGGTCGTCAATGACGGACACGTCTACGAGGTTGTCCACCGTGGTGTCGAGCAGCTTGCTGGACACGTCGGCCATACCCGCCGACCGAACCTGCTGGTTCACCTTCTCGATGTGGTGGGCGATGCCTTCGGCCTGTGCCACGGCCAGCCCCTCACGGCGTTCCAGCTTGGGGATCGACTCCACCTTGGACTTCAGGGTACGGAGGCGCTCGCTGATCACGATCCGGGTGCTGGGGTCGGCCTCTGCGGCCTGTTCCCGTAGACGCCCGAACTCCGTCCGCAGGCTGTCCTTGTCCATACGGAGGAGGGCGGCCTTGGCATCCTTGGCCGTGTTGTGCAGGGCCAGCCAGTTGTTGATCATCTCGTCCAGCTTCCTGATCTGGCTGGTGGAGATCGAACTCTTGCGAACGTCATGCAGCTTGCGGAGTTCGTGGACGACCTCGCACATCCGCAGGAACGTCCGCTTGTGCTCCATCGTGCTGTCTTGGTTACGGACTCGCCGGTAACCGCTGTCCGGGTTCAGGTCTAGCTGGTGCCATGCCACGTCTACACCGAACACGGCACCGAGGAACCCAAGGGATTGATCAGGCTCCAACCCCCACAGGGAGCGGAGGTAGTACCAGCGCTGCTCATCCACGTCCTCGGTCTTGGCGGTCACCGTGAGGAACCGCTGGACGAGGGCTAGGTCGGGAAGGATCCACAGGAAGGCGACCTCAATCCCGAGCACCACGAACAACCCCGTCATGCCACCCGAGGCGAGTCCGATGACAATGCCTCCTGCGAGGAATGACAGGTTGAGCCAATGCGTCAGGAAGGCCATCCGGTAGTTGGGGGTTTTATCGGACACGGGGGCCTCCTAAACGCTGATGGTCAACTCACCGCCACTGTCAGAAGCCTCTGAGGCGTCACTGATCAGGTGCAGGATCTTGGCTTCCAGACCGGCATACTCCGGCGTGTGCTTCCAGTCCTCCGGCCTGTTCGCAGGCAGTCGGATGTCGCCAGCGATGGTAGCCGGTCGGGTGGAGAGCACGATGATGCGGTCGGCCAGATCGAGGGCACGGCGCACGTTGTGCGTCACGAACAGGATAAGGCAGGGGTACTTGTCCCGCAAGCGCACGATGATCTCTTGCATCGCCTTGCTGGACGTCGGGTCGAGGGCGCTGAACGGCTCGTCCATGCACAGGATCTTGGGCTCAACGACCAGCGAGGTAGCGAGGCTACACCGCTGCTTCATCCCACCCGAAAGCTGATGCGGGAACTGGTGAAGGGAGTCACCCAACCCGACCTCTTTCAGCAGGGTGATGGCCTTGGCCTCGATCTCCTTGTAGGGATCCGAACACGGGATCTTCAGGCGGGTGGCCTCAAAGCGGTCACCGATGGCCGCTACGAAGTCCTGCGCCACCTCCCAGGGCCAACGGGGCCGGGGGCCGAACAGGAACGGCTTGAAGGAGAGCATGACGTTGCCCAACACGGACAGCCACGGGACCAGCACAGGGCTCTGGAACACCGTGACGACGTCGTCGTGCGGGGTCAGCACGGCCTCTCCGTTGATGCAGCACTCGCCCACCGTCGGCATCCGAATGCCTCTGGGGTGCATGCCGGACACCATCCGCAGGAGGGTGGACTTGCCGCAGCCGGACGGCCCGAGGATGGCGATGGTCTGGTTGCCCTCCACCGTGAAGGTGATGTCCTTGACCACCTCGACCAGTTCGCCGTCGTTCCTGAAGGTCTGCCCGCAGCCCTTGAAGTCCAGCTTCAGGTCGCTGCCCTTGGCCGCCACGGGGGCGGGAACGGGAGCCGGGGTAGCCGCCACAGGGGCAGCGGGTGCGGCGAAAGCCTCGTCGATGGAGACGTGTCCGTCTCCGGTGTTGTCCGCTGTGCCGCTCATGCTTCGCTCCCTTGGTTCAACATCGGGACGACCTTCTTGATGACCCGGAACAGGTAGTCGGAAAGCACCCCGAGGATCAGGATAATGAGGATCGCAGCGTAGACCCTCGGTGTATTTTGGAACCGCTGTGCGTTGGCTTCCATAGCCCCGAGGCCGGTGGTGACGTTCATCACCTCCGCTGCTACGAGGTACGTCCACGCTACGCCCGTACACAGGCGGATGCCGTCCCACAGACGGGGCAGCGCTGACGGCAGGACGTAGTACCAGAGCGTTCCCATGGGGCGGAACCCCATGTCGACCGCCTTGTCGATGATCAGGGGCGGCACGTTCCTCACGGCGTCAAACGCCGCAGGGATAATGAACACGATGGTGCCGAAGGCGAGGAAGCTGATCTTCATCTGCTCCTCGATCCCGTAGATCAGGATGAACAGCGGGGCGAAGGCCATGATCGGGGCGTTCCGCATGGGCATCACGAGGGCCTGTAGCAGACTCTCAAACCACCCGAAGGCCCCCATGAAGATCCCGATGGGGATCCCGAACAGGCACGCCCAAAACAACGCCAAGAAGATGCGCTTCAAGCTGAAGCCCGCCCCTTGGATTGCGCTGGAGTGGACGAAGGTGTCCCACCCCGGCTGGATGTCCCGCCATTCGCCCTTGGTCCCCTCCACGAGTGTCTGCGGGGGTGCGTCCACGAACGCTTCCGCCAGCGCCCCGAAGGTTGCCTTGGGGGAAGGGAGGAAGTTGGGATTCACCAGTTCAAGCTTGGTCACGGCTACCCATGCCAGCAGGAACAGGACAAGCCCCGCGACCGGGAGCACATAGCGCATGCTCCCGGTCGTAGGCGTGCAGATGTACTTCGCAGAGTGGGCCGACATGATCGCCCTCCTAGTTGGCCGAAACGAACAGGATCTCGGTGCGGCGGTTCCGTGAACGGCAGTCGGGGGTCTTCAGGTCGCAGAGCGGGTTGTCCTCGCCGTTGCCCTGTGCCGCAATACGGGCCGGGTCGATGCCCTGCGAGATCAGGTAGTCAACGACCGCCTGCGCCCGCTTGCCCGAGAGGGTCTTGTTGCCGCTGTCACTGCCCACGTCGTCGGTGTTGCCCTCGACACGGATGCTCATGGCCGTCGCCAGCATCAACTGCGGCAACACCTGACGCTTCAGGATCGAGCGGGACTGCGTGTCGATGGCGTAGGCACCCGTGTCGAAGTGGATGCTCACCGGCTTGACCAGCTTGGGTGCCGCCGTCTTGGCGACCTGCGGGTTGTAGACCGGCTTCGCCGCTGCCACGGGAACCGCTGCCACACCGGACGAGGCGGCGACCTGCTGGCGTCGGGCCATCTCAGCGTCGTACAGGGGCTTCACGATGGCTGCGGTACGCAGACCGTGGGCGCTGAAGCGCTGCGAGAGGACCGGGGTGCCGTCAGGCTCCGTGTACTCCGACCAGATGCTGTCCGCCTGCTTGTAGACCGTGTCGAAGAGGGGCGCAGTCCCGCCGAGGCCGAAGAAGGACGTGTTGTCGCCGAGATCGTTCCAGCGGACCCAGTTGAGCGCCTTGAGGGTGCCCTCGTACTTGAGTTCGTCACGGAAACGGGGCACGACCGTCGAGATCAGGCGGGCCGCTGCGGGCTTGTCCGCCGTACCTAGCTTGGCACCTTCCATGAAGATCTTCGCCACCTTGCGGGCGATCTCGGGCTGCTGCTGGAGGAAGTCCTTCTTACCGAGCAGCACGTCGGCGACCAGCGTGTCGGCGTCCTTGGTGCTGAACACACGGTGGGCACCGGGGCGGCACTCAAGGGCGAGCGTCACGTCAGGCTCCCACAGGCATGCCACGTCGACCTGCTTCTGACAGAACAGGTTGCGCCCGAACTCCCATGAGTCCATCGAGAACTTGGTCTGCTGGCGAAGCTGCCGCACTTCCTGCGGGTTCAGGTCGCTGTTGTTGATCCAGAACTCGTAGACCGTGTGGTCGGGGCTGAACTTCATCATGGCTGCGCCACGGCTGGCCAGCAGATCACGGGGCGTCTTCACGTTGGCCGCTGCCACACAGGCGTCACCGCCACGGGACCAGTCGATCTGGACGAACGCCTGCGCTTCGACGCCGGAGCGTGCGTAACCGGGCATGTTCAGGGGCATCTCGTCGACCACCTGCCAAGTGAAGTCGACCTCGCCGGACTGGAGGGCAGCGTTCTTCTTGTCCGGCTCCTCGATGAAGACGAACTCAAGCTGGATCCCCTCCTTGGCACAGATGGAACCCGGCTGCGTCGTCAGGCCGCCGCAGGCGATGATGCCCGCCATGTGACCGGGCCACTGCGACAGGGCCACCTTGTAGTGGGTCTTGGGCTGGACGCCGGTCGGCTTGATCGCCGCAGGGGCCTGGACACCCGCCACCGCACCGGGGGTCGTCGTGGGGGTCACAGCCGCAGGCTGCGTCGTGGTGGCGGTCGCCGTCGCCGGAGCGGTGGCGGTCGCCGTCTCGGTCGTGGACTCGTGGAAGAACCCGAAGTACGCACCCGCCGCCGCTCCCGCGACGACTAGGACGAGCAGGATCTTTCCCATCGGCTTGAGCTTCATCTCGAACCTCCCTTGCGAATTGTCTGTCTCACCGTACCGGGGTCATTCCCGGCAGGCACCTTCGGCCTAGCCCTTCTGCTGGCCGAAGAAAGTCACGAGCTTGGTGTAACGGACGCCTTCCTTGGCCGCTGCGGCCTTGGCATCCTCGCCACGCTTGGTCACCGCTGCCGCCCTGTCCTTGGCCGAAACCTGAGACTCGGAGATGTCCTGCATCACCTGCTCACGTTCGGACTGGAGGGCGGCGATCTGCGCCTCAAGCGCCTTGATGCGGTCATCGCTGCTGGTCTTCAGGCCCTCGAACTGGCTCTGGATCGCCGTACAGCGGGTGGCTACGTCCTTGTCGATGAAGGATCCGTACTGGCGCAGGACGTTGACACGCTTCTCAGCGTCCGCCTTGACCGTGGGCTCGTCCCATGCGTCGTCGGCGGCGTCCATCGCCCGGATCATGGCGAGGCGCTGCGGTTCGGGGAACTGTGCGAGGTTGTCCAGCAGGGTGAGGACGGTGTGGGCCGAGTTCGCCCCGGTGCCTACCTTGCCTGCGGCGAAGACCTCGTCGAGCGTCCAGTCCAACGCTGTCCGCTTGGGGGCCGGAGGCGCTGCCGGGGCGGCGGGTGCCGCCTCTACGGGTGCCGTTGGGGTAGCCGTGAAGGCTGCCAGCGGGTCATCGGACACCGCAGGAGCGGCGACCTCGGTCACGTCGGTCGCATCGTCGGGGGTCTCTTCCGTGTCGTAGTCCACGAACATGGACAGGAACCCGCCCTTCTTTTTCTCTTCACCGGCCATCAGGCACCTCCTCTTGCTCTATCTCTACCCGAACCACGAAAGGGCTAAGCCCCCCGAGGGTCAGGCATCTTCACTTTTGTCTTCATCAGGGGTGCTCTCGTGCCACCCCATGACATACCCACACGTCTTGCAGAACCCGTCCCCGTCGTCCTCACAGGCCGAGATCCAGTCCCCATTCATGGCATCATCGTTCTCGAAGGAGCCCTCGCACTTCTCGGGGGCCTCTGCCCTCTCGGTGCCGTCGTCGTGGTAGAAGAACCGGACGAGGCGGGCGAGTTCCATCAGAGCCGTTTCCCAGTCCGGGCCGCCACAGTCGAGGCGGATGTCGTGACAGGACTGCCAGCGGTTGTACTTGTTCCACCCCTCCTCCGGGATCATCTCGTTGTCGTCCTCGGAGCGGTCGTACCAGCCTCCGGCTTCGACCCAGACACGGGACGCATTGTTGCGGGGGTCGTCCACGCCGTCGGAAAGCTCGTCGTGGATGCGCTCCGCCAGCGGGTCGACGTGGTGGAAGGTGGTCTCAACGGACTCGTAGAACCCGCCGCCGATCCGGTGTACCTCGTCCTGCCAGTCCGGGCCGTCGAACAGCATGGGGACGGCCTTGAGCACGCCCTCCGAGTCCGGCTCCGCCGAAACGACCTTGTGGCCGGACTTGTCGACGTCCCCGATCTCAATGGGGTCCCCGAAGTAGCTGCCTCCCTCGGGCGGGCAGCGCATCTCGACAGGGTACGTCCACAGGGGGTGCTCCATCAGCCACTCGACCTCTGCCTTGCGGAGAGGGGCGTCCACGGGGAGCGGGGGAGCCGTCCGGTGGAACGGGAGTTCCTTGAACTGGAGGTGGGACAGGATGGTCTTCGCCAGACGTTCGGCGTCGTCCGACCGGAGGCCGAACCCCCGAACGGACTCGTCGAAGGACACCATGACGGAGCCCAACGCAGGGTTCCATCCAATGGTCAGGTTGAACTGTTGCGGGGCGGCCTGTTTCGGAGCGCCGCCCATCTCAGGGAACAGGGTGATGATCTTGCCGTTCCCGTTCCCGTTCCCGTTACCCTTGTCCGTCATGCTAGTCTCCGTTTCGGATCCATCTCAGGAGCCGGGGTTCCACTAAACGCCACCAGAGGGTCATGGCTACGATACCGAACAGGATGCCTCGGGCGTAATAGTACCGGGCCTCAAGGTTCTCGGACGCCATGTTGGTGTTCATGGTGATCTCGATCCCGGCCTCCGCACCAGCCATGAAGCCGGTGACGATCATGGCCAGCACCACACCGCACACAACTAGCCCGAACAGACAGGCGCAGGCCGTCCTTTGGAGTTTCGTCATCCGTCACCTCTGCTTGAAGGCTCTGCCCTTACCGCACAGGAACAGGAAGGTGTCCCCGTCCCGTTCTTGGATCATCAGGTCGAAGTGCAGAGCCAACTCCTCGATCTCGTGGTACTCAAAGCTCACGTACCCCTCACGGGGCGGAGCCTTCGGGTGGCCCTTCACCTCGGGCCACATCACGACTTTCAGACTGATGTCGTTCATTACTCCAGCCCCTTGAGGTTGGCGACCGGGAACAGGCGCAGGGTCATCTTGGCGATGCCCTCGTCCTCCAACACCCGGAGCACAGCGTTGAGATCCTTGTAGGCGTGGCCGCACTCGTCCAGCGGCGTCCGCTCCGAGTTCATGACGATGCCCTCGACGATGGTTCCGTCCGCGCAGACGACACGGGCGTCCCGCATCTCCTCGTCGATCTCATCGTGGATTGCCCGAAGCTCACGCTTGGCCTCCCCACGTCCCATGAGCCGTCCGGCCCCGTGGTTGACGGAGCAGCCCGTCTTCCTCGTCCCGGAGAGCGGGAACAGGATCGCAGCCCCGTCCTTCATGGAACCGGGGATCAAGCACGGGTGGCCCGTCTCAGCCCACTTCGTGCGGGCGAGATCCGGGTGTCCAGCCGGGAAGGCACGGGTCGCCCCCTTGCGGTGAACGAAGCCCTCCGTCAGCGAACCGTCCGGCAGGTAGATGCGCTCCTGCTGGATCAGGTTGTGGCTGATCTCGTACAGGGTCTCAGACTCAGCCCCTCCGAACACCGTCGCCGTGGCGTCCGCCAGCCCTCTGGCTATGACGTGCCTGTTGGCGATGGCGTAGTTGGCCGCCGAGTTGTGGTGCGCCCAATACTCCTTCCCGAGATCCTCGTCCATGCGGAGGTAGGACTCCTCCCGTCGCTTGGACTGGAGGCACCGCAATCGGGCACCCTCGTAGAAGTAGTGGTTGGCCGTGTGCCACCCGTACCCACGGGAGCCGCAGTGCAGCATCAGCCAGACAGAGGAGTCCGTCGGGTCTACCTGCATCTCGATGAAGTGGTTCCCACCACCGAGGGATCCCATCTGCGGGACGGCCTTCGGCCACGCCCGGTCGATGCGGTTGGCCTTGAAGTGCGCCGTGTCCACACGCATGAAGACACGCTCGCACTCGTCCGCCGTGACACCCACCGGCTCTCCGCCGTGGGCAAGCATCTCCTGCACGTCCGTCCACCCGTAGGTCGGCATCTTGACCGGACGGTGCGAACCGAGGCCCGTGGCTACACGCTCCTCAACCGCATGAATCCACTCCAGCCGCTTGGCCGGATCGACGATGTCCGCCGCCTTGAGGCTCGTCTTCATGTAGAGGACGCCGCACGAGATGTCGTAGCCGGAGCCTGACTGGACCAGCGTGTCGTCGGTCACGATGACGCTGCCGATGGGAACCCCGAACCCGAAGTGGGTGTCCGGCATCAGGAAGGCGTGAGTCACACCCTTGTAGGATGCGGCCTGTACAGCCTGTGCCCAGAGCCCCTCTTCGGTGGCCTCCCATAGTTCCTTGGTGAGGAAAGCTGTGACGTCGCACCGCATCCCGGCCCGTGCGGGCAGGACACAGCAGTTGTCAGTCAGCCAGTGGATGTCGTACTTGTGAGACATGAGTCCCTCCTCGGGTCATCTACACGGAAGCGGAGGGCACTAAGCCCGCTCAGGGCTCGACAGGCAAGAACTCAAGGGCAGCGAGGAGGTATTCGATCAGCTTGTCACGGCCCCATGCGTGGATCGTCATGGACTTGGCGTGGTCTTCGGGGCCCTGCCAGCGACCACTGGATTCGTAGGTCACCTTGTCCCGCTTCCCGAGATCCCGGAGGTGGTCCACGGCGAACAGGCGTTCCGACTTCATGGACAGGCTGATTACCCGCTTGCGGGGGCCGACCGTGAACTCGGTCTCGGCGTAGACGAACGTGTACCACGGCTCCGACTTCGTGCTGTCCCCGTAGTACTGGTTGGGGATCACGGTGGGTTCGAAGGTGCGGCCCGACTTGTCCTGCACCTCCTTGAACACCCCGGCCCAGAACTCGTCGTGGTTGCGGCGGATCGGGTCAATGATCTCTTCGGTGCGGGCCTCTTCTCGGGGGACGTGCTTCCAGCCGCCCTCCGTCCCGAGGTAGACACGGAAGATCATTTCCGGCCAGAGCGGCGGGTTCTCGGGGGCGAGGAGCGTCCGGGGGTTGTACTGGACGTACCCGGCACGGAACGCTTCGATCAGGGCCTTGCCGTCCACGGGGAGGCGGTTCCCCTCGTCGTCCTCGTACCACTCGCCCACCAGCTTGTGGTCGTCGTTGTACTCGGACTTGTAGTGGTAGCCCTTGGCCGGGTCGAGGCCGAATGTCCCAGCGATGGCGTCGGCGTCTTCGTTCTCCTTGGCCTTCTTGAGGGGCATCCAGCCGTCCATCTCGTAGGCACGGGAAGCGGTGGCCAGCTTGGTGTTGAACCAATCGAACACCGGCTGGAGGAACGTCTCGGTAAAGTCGTCGGGGACGCCCTTCGGACCATCCGGGAAGATGGAGAACGTGCTGTAGCCGTTGTTGCTGATCTCCAAGGCACGGAGGCCGCAGGGGCAGAAGTGATGGGCCGAGTAACCGGCTCCCATCGTGCAGCCACCTTGTCGCCACTCGTTGCGGCCACAGGTGCAGTTGGGGAGTACTCGTTCAGTCATGGGCTCCTCCTATTCAGGGATCCCACACGGAACAGGAAGGGGCTAAGCCGGATCCGCTACTTGAAGTACACCCGAGGGGTGCCCTCTTTCACGTCCACCGCTTCAAGGACGGCATCCCGCTTGGCTTGATCAGCCCCGGCGACACGGGTAGCGAGGGTATCACGGGCCTTGTAGGTCACGACCGTGTCGAAGAAGCGGTCGAAGTCATCTCCCAGAATCCCCTTCAAGCCGTCCATGTCGGCGTCCTTGCGAACGACCGTGTTGGGCTTGGGGATCGAGACCGTACAGCGGGAGCCGTCGTTCCCATCGAAGTGCTCTGCGCCGGGATCTCCCGCACGGGCCTGTACGGCCAGTTCACGCAGCTTGCCCTTGATGGGTTCCAAGGCTTCCCCGGCCTCTTTGGAGATGCCCGCCAGCTTGTGCCCCAAGGCCACAGCCTCCTCGTCCGGCATGGCGGTGAGGAGGCTGGGCAGGGCACGGCGGAGGTCTTCGATGGTACGGATAACCGTGATCAGGTCGGCAGTTTTCGGCGTGGGCATCAATCTTCCTCGTAGCAGTGAACGTGGTAGATGCCGGGTGGGCCTTGTGACGCATTCGCCGAGCGAATCCAGACAGCATCCTCACCCTTCGACACCACGTTACCGCACTTCTTGCAGATGGCCTTCTGCTGACAGGTGATTCGTTGCGTTTCACCCGACATGCTCGTGGCACCACTCGTCGCCGGTCGGGCGGCGGGCTTTGAGGGCTTCACGGCAGGCCCCACGACGGTCGAGGGCTGTACCTGCTTGGCGGCAGCGGCGTCGATGTCCTCTTTGGCCAACAGGGTGGACAGCCGGGACAGGTGAGCCGCCATGGCGTTGAGGCAGCGGTTCTTCACCGCACAGTCGGTGCATACGTCCGACTTGTCCGAGTACGCCCCGTAACAGGGCGTCTGCTCGATGGCCAGCCCCCGAATGTAGGCGTCGTCGTGGTAATCGTTGCCCTCGTCGTGTCCGGGGGACACCGGCAAGGGCATCGAGGCTACCTGAGTTTTGTCACCGTCCACGCTGTCCTCCGAGGACTTGGCATCCCGTAGGGACTGTGCCTTGATTACTCCATCCGGGGTCAGCTTCCACGTACCCCGGCCTTCACGGGCGGCCCAACCCTCTGCGATGAGGGTCTTGAACGCCGCCTGCATCCAACGCACGGTGCTGAAAGCGTTGACCCCTGCGGGCTTTCCGAACTGGTCGATGGTGATGCCCATGTCCACACAGGTCGGATCGTAGGTGGCCTCGCTTTGGACGGGGACGTCCGGCTTGAACCCGGAGAGCTTCCCCAGAGTCAGGAGCAGCGGGCTAACGAAGCTCTTGGCGCTAACGGTGTGCTTGGGTGTGCCTCTCATCCTATCGGCCCCCCTTGAACCCGCCGACAGTGGATCCCGGAGGAGCCTTGCCAACGTCCAGCATGGAGATGTGGGGATCCATGATCTTGATCGCCGATTCCCGGTTCTCCTCGTCGGGTAGCCGGTCGAGCCACGAACGGGAGGCCAGCTTCAACAGGTTCTTCGGCACCTTGGCAGAGCCGTTGCACTCCAGCATGTCCTCTGCGTGCATCAGGATCGAGCACAGGCCACGGTGGGAGAACTCGCCGTACAGTTCGCCGTCGAGGATGGCCTCACGGAGCGACTTCGTCACCTTGCCCATCTTCTCGAACAGGGTGTCTCCGACCCGCTGTGCCAGCACCGGGAACTTGGCCCGGACAATGGACTCCTCGTCCCGCCAGTCCATCCAGCGGAACTGGAAGACCTTCTCAAAGCGGTCGAGCAGGGAGGCGTCGATGGGGTTGGCCGAGATCATACGCCCACGTTCGTCGCCCGAACCCGCCGTGTTGCCTGTAGCGGCGACCAGCGTGCCGGGGAGTACCGGGTAGACCTTGCCAGCGGGGCCGTCGATGCGGCCTTGGATGGAGTCCGTGATGAGGCGGAGGTGTTCGGCCTGTTCCCGGTCGGCCCGGTCGAAGTCAGTGACCAGCATCATGTAAGGGATGCGTCGTCCGGTAGGGGTGACGAACCCGTCACGCAGGGCCTTGAGGGCCTCGCCCTCTTCCCAATGCGTGCCCGCCTCTGTGAACCCACGGCTGAAGAACCACGCCTCGATGTCCGTGCCCGGTTTCACCTGCCGGATCATCGCCGGGGTGCGGGTCAGGTTGCTCCAAGCGTGGAACAGGGCGTCCTTCCCGCTACCGGGAAGCCCCCACACGTAGATCGACCGCTTGAAGAACAGGGACACGACAGCGTGCTCCACGTCCTCCCCGAGCAGTCCGTACCGGGGGATCCGGTAATGGTCCGGCATGGGGAGGCAGTTTTCCACTGGCACGTCCACGTTAACCGGGAACTCGATCCGCCCAAACTTCACCTTCAGGGAGGTGGGCTTGGGCGGGTGCGCCCGCTTGCGGGGGTTCACAGTCTGCTGGAAGCGGGCATGGAGCCGCTGGCTGACGGTGCCCGCATCCGGGTACGTGTCGAGGTACTTTGATGCTGTCATGCCGTGGGCTTCCAAGAGGTGGTCCCCCAGGAAGTCCTGCTCTACGTGACCGCAGATCCGGCACTTGAGCCCATCAGGCTTGGTCTTGCTATCCGTCACTTGCCCCTCTCGGTGAGTAGGGTTTCTCGTCCGTCTGCCCCTTCTACCCGTTGCCCCCTTTCGCTAAGCCCCCCGAAGCGTGGGCTTAGGCTTTTCTCGTTCCGGGTAGAATGGTCACCGGGTGGTAACTTGCGCCCCGTGAGGTGACATGGCCAAGCCAGCAGCGAAACAGGAACTCACCCCCGTTGTAAGGGGAGACCGCTACCGACGAACCCACAGGGCCTCCGTGATCGGTGTCCTGGGCCGTCAGGCTCCTCCCGTTCTCAGCCGGGGATCCATGTTCTACAACCTTGACCGCTGGACTGCACGGGCGCTCGTGTCCGAGATGTGCCAGTGGGCCGGGAAGAACAGGGGCTGCACCCCCACAGCGAAGGACGTAGCCGACTGGGTCTCCAAGGCCAACAACATGACCGCCCCGGAGCGGTGCATCGTCATTGCCAACACACCCGACAAGCTGCCCCTCAAGGTAGCCCTTGGCCTGACCGGCGGGGCGTACCACGAGGCGTTCCACACGAAGTACTCCTGCCGCAGACCACTACAGGTGAAGGAGTGCGTGAACTTCATCCTGCCCCGTTGGGCGCTGGTGAAGGACTGGAGTGGGCTCCACAAGGCCCTCCAAGAGTGGAACAACATCATCGAGGACATACGCATCGAGCGCCGGGGCCGTGAGGACTACGAGGGTTCGCACACGAAGCTGGCCGACTTGCAGGACTTCATCCTCGACAAGGAGGCCGCAGGCGTCGAACAGGTGCGCTCCCACGGGGGCAAGCCGGGAGCCTTGTCTGTGATCGTCCGGGCGTTCCGTGACGTGGGTCTTGGGTACAACACCGAGCGCCAGCGTGAAGCCTTCGCCGAGTACAAGACGGACAACCCGGATGCCGTCGACCTTGTGATGACCGGCCCGCTGACCCCGATGCTTCAGGACACCATCGATCTGTCCGCCAAGGACGATCTCGGGTGCATCCGACTGGCGATGGACGTCGTTGCCAAGATCGGGGAGTTGGGCGGTATGGACGAGTCCGACGACAAGGCCCAGGACGGGCAGCACGGCGACGGGATGCAAACGTGCCCCGGTTGTGGCGCACCCGCCTCCAAGATCGTTGTACGGCCCCTCTCAGACGGCAAGGGAGGCAAGGTTCGGGGCAAGGGCCTCGCTACCTGCACGGCCTGTGGCCATCAGGAAGAGGTCGACGTCAAGAAGAAGTCTGCCGCCGATAAGGCCAAGGACAAGAAGGACAAGCAGGCGGGCAAGAAGTCCGCACCCGGCCCCAAGTTCGAAGGCTTCGACGAGGACGACTTCGACGATGAAGGCGACGGTGGGGGCGAAGGTGAGGCCGGTGACGGTCAGGGTGGCTCCGGTTCGTCCGGTGGCAAGTCTGACGGGGACGAGGACGGCGACGGTTCGTCCGGCTCCGGTGGAGACGAAGACGGCGATGACGACGGGGACGGCTCCGGGTCTGGGAAAGACGGCGATGAGGGTGACGAAGACGGCGACGGTTCCAAGGACGGCAGCGACAAGGATGGCGATGCTGCCGGTGGCGATGGTGGTGACGGAGACGGGGACGGGGACGACGAGGGCAAGGACGGCAAGGCCGGACAGGGAGCCAATCAGGGAAGCGCCAGCCAGCACCAAGGCATCGACCAGCCGGACATAGGCCCGGACGGGAGCGACCAGTCGGGCGGGGCCGGGGGGCACCACCACGCCCAAGGCCCCCACGCAGGCAACGATCACAAGTGGGAGGACGTCGCCGAGCAGGCGTTGAACGACGCACAGTCCGGCAAGGACACCCACGCCCTCGACAACAACAAGGCGCTGGAGAATGCGGTCAACGCTGCCGAGGACAAGGAAGACTCGGACACGGAGACCGGCGAGGCCCCGTGGAAGCCCTACAATCCGGGCCTCGATGAAGCGCTGCTGGTTCCTCATTCGGGCCGGGGCCGGGAACACGACATGGCCGAAGCCACGAAGCTGGTCAAGTCCGTTACGTCCGAGTCCGCCTACACGAGAGCCCGCCTGCGGAACATCGTCCGGGCACTGGAGATGACCAGCACTGTTCATGGCGTACAGCACGGGCGCAACCTGTCCACCCGCTACCTCGTGGACTCCAAGGCGTGCCTGCGGGGCGGGGAGATGCCGAAGCGTCCCTACTACCGCAAGGGCTTGCAGACGGACATGTCGATGGCGGCAGCGGTTGTCGTGGACGAGTCCGGTTCGATGAGCGGGTGGCTGGCCGACGCCGCCCGGATCATGATCGCCATCACGGAGCCTCTGGACGCCCTCAACTGCCCGACACTGGCCTTGGGATTCAGGGACGGGCGTCGGGGAGGGCGGTACAACGACTACCGGACTGACCCGGACGAGGACGTCAAGAACCGCCTGTACCACCGCCATGAGGGCGTCATCTACGACATCTTCAAGCAGTGGCACGAAGGATTCCGCACCGTGAAGTGGCGCTTCGCCAACACGAGGGCCACTGGCGGCACCCCGATGTCCGACGGGATCCAGTACGCCCTCAACGCCATCTCCCTGCGGAGCGAAGCTCACCGCTTCGTGTTCGTAGTCACGGACGGTTGCCCCAACTACGGGCACGAGGCCGTGATCAAGCGGCAGATCCGCCTCGCCAAGCAGGCCAACATCCACGTCGTCGGGGTTGGGATGGGCTACGGAGCCAAGTACGTCGAGGCCCTGTTCGTGGACTCGGTCTACTCCGACAAGATCCCCGAGATCCCCAAGGGGCTCGTCGCCAAGATGAACGAACTGGTCGATGCCCGCACGGGACGCCGGGGCATGGTCTACAAAGACAAGGGCTAGGGCTTAGCCCTTCTTCCAGACGGGTTGGGTATGTATGGAAGCTGACACCCACATCCTGATCCAGTCCGTCTCCAAGGACCCAGTCGTACAGGCCCTGATCCGGGAGCACCTTGCCAAGAAGGTGAAGTCCCTCATGGGGATCCGTGAGAACTCGGACGACTTCGTTCGGGATCTCAAGGTGTACCTCGGCCCGCAAACCCTCGTGACGAAGGGCAAGGGTCGCTGGTGGGTATGGGAACTGGAGGGCCTCCGTGTCCGTGCCCGCAAGCAGGCGTGTGAGTTCCTCGTCCCCAAGGGTTCCAGCGTAGAGGAAGCCTTCAAGGCTTTGGAGGACATCCCTGTCCTCTGGCCCGACCACGACAAGGAACTGCTGACGTGGGATGAGAAGCTGGCCCTCCGCAAGTTAGGCCACAAGGCTCTCGGACGGTTCCGCCTGCGGATCGGATCTTACCCACAGGACGAACTGAAAGCGTTTGTCATGGGAGTCTGCAACCGGCAGATCTGGACGGACAAGGACGTCCGTTCCGCACAGGACATGAGCCTCTGCTTCCCCCTGCTTGCGATGGGGGCACTCAGCATCTCCGACAAGAAGCGGGCGAAGATTGAGGCCCGTGGATTCCTGCCGCCCGAACCGGGCAAGGAGCCGGAGGAGCCTGAGAGTGACCCGCCCAAGATGCCAAAGCTGCCGACCGACCCTCCGAAGCCCGAACCACCGGAGCTTCAGGAAGAGGTGATCCTCGACCCGGAGGCCATGTCCGACATCGAACAGCGGATCGGCTGGCAACAGGCCCCGGACAACGCACGGGCCGAGTACGAGGGCAAGATCAAGCGGCAGAACGAGGTCATCCGGCACGCCAACGACAAGCTGATGCAGGCGTACAAGGAAGAGACCCTCGCTGCTTGGGAGGCGGCTTGTGCGGGTGTGTTCGACCAGATCAAACAGATCACGGCGGACCACGATAAAGCGGTCGCCGACTACCACACCAGCCGGGAACCTTTGATGGCCGAGTACAAGGCCAAGCTGGCCAAGTGGGAACTGGTCAACGCCCGCAGGAGCGAGGCCGAGGGTGCCGCAAACATGCGGTACGCCGAGGACATCGGCTGCGTCTGGGATTGGTTCGACAAGTGCGCTCCCCGCTCCGTGAACGGGATGCCCATGTTCTTTTCCTTGCGGCTGATGAACCGGGCGGATTGGGAACGGGCACACAAGGCAATCATGGCTGAAATCAAGAGGCGGCAGTCGTTTACCGTTTGAGGTGGGCTTAGGGCTGGCCGTTCTTGTGTAGAGAAGGTGAACGGGCCGAAAGGCCCCTGAAGGACGCTTACAAGGAGCACGAAATGGACACCATCCTCACCCCCGAAGTTCGGCTGGCCATCGAGACCGGCATCAAGGACGGCCTCAAGCAGGTCGCCAAGGCCCAGGGCGACGCCAAGGACTCGGCCTCCCCCGACACGAAGACGAAGGGTCTCGTGATCAACCTCACGCTGGAAGTGGACGAGTTGGCCGTGGGCCACGACACCGACCGAGCGCCGACGTGCTCGATCCCCCTCCTGCCGACGCTGGCCCTCCTGACCAAGCGCATGGGTGCGACCCGCAAGGACGCCCTCGCCATGATCAAGGACGCCATGACCGAGGCCCTCACGCTGGACAAGCCCGCCGCCGCCATCCTGCTCGAAGAGTTCGGCGTGGCCGAGGCCGAGGAAGCCATCAAGACGCAGGTCATCAACGAACTGCCCCGCACCCCGGTCAAGAAGACCGCCAAGGCCAAGGGCGTGACGATGACCGTGACCGGCGTGGCAACCCGCCCGACGGAGTAGTTGATGCGAGCCACCTACGAACGGGCGGCAGACAAGCGACGACTGATCCGGGTCATGTTCGAACGCCAGACGCCTGATGCCAGTGCGCCCGTCATCGAGGCGGTGTACGAGGTAAAGTACCCGGAGGACAACTTCATCTGTGATGACACGGCGGTCTTGATCCCCTTGTCCGTCACCCGGACGGACACGAAGGAAACCGTTGTGCTCACCGACGAAGAACGGGACGATTGCCATCAGGCGGCAACCGAGAAGGCCGCAGCGATGGCCAACGAGGGGTAATGGGCGACGGGCTCAAAAGGGTAGCCAAGAACTGCGGCGGCCTCATCGTGAACGACCCGGACGGCAACGTCACCCGGTACGACGCCCAAGGCCGTCTCTACGTGCGGGGATCCAAGCTCCGCCACATGATGGACAAACCCTCGACCCCCCTCTGGAACCTCACCTCTTACAGCACCGAACTACTGGCCTGCATGGACATTGTGATGAGGGCACGGCACGCCTCCGGGCTGTCCAGCGTAGCCTTCCACAAGGAGCGCCTCGGCAAGCAGGACTTCTGTTGGACAAGCTCCAAGCGCCTGTACGTGTGGGAGTACATCGCCGCCGACGGGACGTTCCTCGGGCGTGTGTTCGCCTCCAAGGAGGGCACCTCACCGGAGGCCGCTACCGTACAGGGTGTGCCTTGGCCGTCCTTCACCCTTGAACGGGGCAGGCAATTCATGAGAGTCTACATGACCGCCCTTGGGCTGGAGTACCCTGATGCTTGAGTTCCCGATGAACAAGTTCCCCAAGCTCTCTCAGGCCGAACTGATGATGGGGCTGCGGAACTGGGAGGATCTGGACGGGGCCGCCTACCTGTTGGGCAGGTCGATGGGGATGTTTGATCCCGACGCCAGCTTCCAGACCGACCTGAAGTGGGTCTTCTGGTCCGCCAACCCGACCGGCGACTTCCTGTACCACATGATCTGTGGCCTTGTTGCGATGGGGATCTGGGAGCAGGACGAGGAAGGGGACAAGGTACGGTGGCACCATGACTGATCGAGGCTGGCCGAAACAGATCATCATCCTCCGCACCGACCTCGGCATGCGGAAGGGCAAGATGGTCGCACAGGGAGCGCACGCCTCCTTGGGCGGGATTCTGGATCACTGCACAGAGGTCGGGGACGGCACCTTCGTGATCGGCCCCGGACACACAGGGTGGAATTGGGAAGCCGTCAAGCTGTGGCTCTCCGGCAAGTTCACCAAGATCGTGGTCGGGGTGGAGACCGAGCAGGAACTCCTCGACCTATACGGTACGGCCCTGCGGGCCGGGATCGCCTGTTTCCTCTGCACCGACGCCGGGGACACTGAGTTCCACGGCGTACCTACGAACACTGCGGTCTGCATCGGGCCGGATTTTCCAGACGTGATCGACCCTATCACCGGCCACTTGAGGCTCCTCTAACGAGGAAAGCCGGACATCGCTGTCCGGCTTTCAAGCACTTGGTGGAGGTGCGGGGAATCGAACCCCGGTCCTAAGATGCCTACGCCAACGCACTACGCTCATTTCCCGTGTTTATCCCGCACGGGCAAGGTGCTTCGATCCTCAACGCACATGCTGCTGTTAGTCATCGCCTTCAGGTAGCCGCCTGCCCGCTATCCTGAACGCCAACCCGTTTCTGCTGTAACCTCACGCCCCGAATCGGGTGCTCTGACGTGAGAATGAAGCACCAGCACAGTCTTTCGACTACGCTGCCGCCTGCATCGGAAGGGTCTCGTTGGCAATTAAGCCTTTGCCGTCTGTAACGCCCGACAGCACTCGGAACGAACGTTTAGCCTCGTACACCCCAGTCGAAACCAGTACACCCCCAAGTTTTCAAAGAACAGCGTGTCCTTCTATACCATCAACCCAATAGAAGGATCCTCTAAGCCTACTTCGTGTAGGTGCATGGCGTAGGCTCACGGGGTAGAGTGGATGAGGAGGACGCACATGAAGATCACATGCTTCGGTTCCCGAGGTTCGCTTCCGGCCCCGTCCCGTAAGGACTTCAGCACCGTGGAGTTTGGCGGCAACACCAACTGCTTCTTCATCGAGGCAGGGCCTTTCAAGATCATCGTCGGGTGCGGTTCTGGGGTTTCCATCCTGGGGGACGAACTGATGAAGCGTTGGGTGGAACAGGAGTTCCCCCATCAGCACTTCATCGTCCTGTTGACGCACTACCACTGGGACCACATCCAAGGGCTCCCGTTCTGCACCCCGTTCTACTTGGCCCACAACACGTTCCACTTCCACGGTCTCCGGCCTTCCGGTCACGAGGGCGGGGAACGGCTGGCGGACGGCTCGCACCCCAAGACGGTCGTGGAGACGATGCTGTCCCATCAGCAGTCCAACCCGCACTTCCCGGTGGCCCACGAGTCTCTCCCGGCCCACAAGGAGTACCAGAGCCATGACCGCCAGTTCAGCGAGGCGTTCTGGTACGCCCACGAATGGCACAGGGGTCAGGAGCAAGACGAGGCCACCCTGTTCCCCCACGGCCCCAGTACGGTGGGCGACAGGCCCGTTGGCGGCCCGGAGAACTGGATCAAGATCACGACCGTCCCGCTGGAGCACCCGAACGGCTGCCTCGGCTGGGTCATCGAGTACGAGGGCAAGAAGGCGGCGTTCTGCTACGACATGGAACCCTTGCGGTTCCCGAACCAGAAGGTCTCCAAGCTGGGCCACAACGCCGACCTGATGGTTCTGGACGGTGCCTACACGGAGCAGCAGCTTCAGGGCATGCAGCAAGGCTTCGGCCACGGTTCCCCTGAATCCTGCATCGAACAGGCCAAGGACTCCGACGCCAAGTTCTGCCTCATCCACCACCACGACCCCAAGCACGACGACGACAAGCTCCGGGAGATGGAAGCCCACGCACAGGACTATGCCCTTGGGGCGATGTTCCGGGGCCGGGTCGACTTCGCCCGTGAAGGCAACGTCTACGATCTCTGATCCCCTCACTTTTTAGAGGTTCACCACCATCACCACCACAACTACGGCAACACCTACGGCAACCCGTGGGGCACCCGCAGCCTCCTGGGTAGTAACAACACCCTCAGTAGCCACAGCCGCAGCCGTAGCGCCTCCAAGGGCATCGGCAGCGCCACGAAGGGTGCAGGCGGCCAGTCCGTAGACTACGGGTGTAACACCATCGGTGAGAGGAGCATGGACTTCGTCGAGGACAGCCTCTGCTCCACCGAGTGTTCGGTGGCAGCGGCGTCGGCCAGCTTCGAGGACGAGGCACCCAGCAGGGGCATCCTCCGGGACGTCGGCACGAAGTACGGCCACGAGGTCTCTTTCCACACGACCGAGACCACGTTCACCAAGGCCACGGACGCCCCGGTACTCGTCTGCACGCTGCGCTACGCCACCCGTGAGCGGCTGGAGACGTGGGGCGTGCCCCTCAAGCCCAAGTCGGGACCGGAAGCGCCCCAGGCGTTCCCTGCGTCCATGGACGGTTGCCCCGCCCCGAGCGGCTGGAACGGATAATCCCATCCTTCTCCCTCTTGCCCCCGGTACAATGGGGGTAGGAGGGAGCCCACATGTCCAAGTTCACCGTCGACTGTTTCACCGAGAAGTCACTCCCGGAGCCGGGGTTCCCTGAGAACACCTACGAGGCGGCCACCGTGCTGGAGGCTGCGGCTGTTGTCCATAACTGCACCCGCAAGCAGGCCGGGATCAGGATGGTTCAGATCTGGATCGAAGAGCCGGACGACCGAGAGGCCGTCGACACGCTCAAGACGTGCCGGTGTGGGACGAAGGGATGCGATACAAAGCGCATTGACCCTGACGAGGTAGCGAAGGCGCTGGGGGCGGAGAAGGCCGTGAAGCCGAAGAACCTGCCCCGCAGGCCGGGGACACGGTAGGCGGAAGCGGAGGGAGTCGAACCCTCAAGGCCGTAAAGCTCGCCTGTTTTCAAGACAGGTGCCGTCGCCACGTCGGCTGGCGCTTCCAAGTTGAACAGTAGGTCTTCGTTGGCGGAAGGAGGGGGAGTCGAACCCCCAAGGCGCTCATCACGCTCGACCACTTTCCAAGCGGCTGCCATCACCAATTGGCTTGCCCTTCCAAAGTGCGACCGGAGGGATTCGAACCCTCACGCCAGTCATTGTTGACACTGGCCCCTCAAGCCAGCGCGTCTACCATTCCGCCACGGTCGCATGAGTGCTGCCGGTGGGACTCGAACCCACACACCTCAAGGGCACGGGCCTCTCAGACCCGCATGTCTACCATTCCATCACGACAGCATAGAAAGCACCCCAGCACGTAGGGAACCACGGGTTGGTTACCGCTGGCCGCCCACTCCTCCCAGAAGTGCTGCTTCTCTGTGGTCTTGGACACCCCTGATCTACAGCCCCGGCTGGGGTGCCTTTGGCGGAAGGACGGGGAGTCGAACCCCGAAGGCCGGTTAAGGCTCGCTGGTTTTCGAAACCAGTGCAGTCGCCCATCTGCTTGCCCTTCCATGGAGCGCTCGCCCGGACTTGAACCGGGGACCACCGGCTTCGGAGGCCGGGACTCTATCCACTGAGCTACGAGCGCAAAGGTGGGGGAGGTAGGAATCGAACCTACAATGCCCTCTCGGGCGGTCTGCTTTACAGGCAGATGTCTATACCTTGCTGAAGTCGCAACAGAGTTCCCGACCGGGGTCAGGATAAGGTCGTCACAACGAGTAGCGTGACTTTTGACCACTCCCCCATAGAGCCAACGACGGGAATCGAACCCGTAACCCCTTGCTTACCATGCAAGTGCTCTACCGTTGGAGCTACGTTGGCATGCTTGAATCAGACAAGAGCCCAGTACCGGAGTCGAACCGATGTCAGCGGGTTACAAATCCGCTGCTCTGCCACTTGAGCTAACTGGGCAAATCAGGTGCTCTACCGTTGAGCCACGCTAGCAAAGAGCCGAAGGTCGGAATCGAACCGACAACCTGCCGCTTACGAAACGGCTGCTCTACCATTGAGCTACATCGGCAAAGTGCGACCGGGGGGAGTCGAACCCCCACGCCTCAAAGGCACCGGATTCTAAGTGGCTGAGGTGGGAGTCGAACCCACACGCCCTAAGCGCCCGCCTCTAAAACGGGTGCGTCTACCGTTCCGCCACTCAGCCTTTTTCTTGTTTGGTCACGGAGGTCAACCCTTTGCTATTACACCACCCAGGTTGTTGGGAGTGGCAGTTAGGGCACAGGAATCGTAAGTTTTCAGGGCGGTTGTCTAACCAGTCTCGGTTGATGTGGTCCACCTGTAGCATGAGGGGTTTCCCGACCCACACTCCCTCGATCCCACAAGATTCGCACGCATAGGGCCGCCCACTGTCAAGGAGAGCCCTCCGTAAGCGGTACGCTGCGGTACGCCTCCCTGTGTCCTTCTTTGACAGGGTAGTTAGCCACGGAGTCTTTCCCGGGCCTCCCTTATGGGCTGTTCCCTTGTTGGATCCTTGACCGTGGAAATGGACTGTGTCGAGTCCGTATTCCCGTACCTTACGGGTGATGTGCGTTTGTGTCCCGCCCGCCTGTTTCACCCCCAAATCTCGAAGCACGCCCGCCATGGAAGTGTTCTGTTGAACAAGTGGGGCTAGGATCTCTTTTGTGTAACGTCGTCCCATACACAGCTTACGGTATAGGCTAGCAACCGGAACCGGCGTGTCTACCGTTTCACCACGGTCGCAAAGGATGACCACCCGTAGCCGGGATCCTGTTTTATGGACACATTCATCTAGTGGCCCCTACCCGTCCGCATAGCGCTGCTCACCCGCTCTTGGCCCAACCCCGATGCCGAGAGCGTTGCCCTGAAAAGAGCTTCTGCATTCCTTGGCGTGTAAGGCCGTGACGTTGGCAGAACAGATTGAGGGACGGGGTCACTTCGTGTTCAGCCCCGTCAGGAGAACGGACTTTGGGGTAGGGCTGCTTCTTCTTAGTGCGGCTGATCGCCGCCTTTTCCGCTTCCGTTGGGGAAGCCTTCCGACCACCCGATCCCACAGCGTTCTTATTGCCCCGCTGCAAAAGTGACAGGGCTTGCTTCGTTTCTTCTGTATGCTTGTAACCCAGGCTGTTGCCTGCTTCTGGGAGGATGTTGTACTTCTTGGCTTTCGGGGTCTTGTCCAACCACTCCTGTTCCTTCTCCAAGAGCTTGTCGTGGGCCGCCTGAACAAGCACAAAGAAGCAAATGTCCTCTTCACCCCTCTTGGCAAAGGCTCGTTGTAAGGGGGTGTTATGGTGGGTGCCTTTTCGAAGAAGCCTCCCATGTGCTGAGAACCTCTTGTAGAGATCCACTGCGGACCCGATGTAGAGCTTCCCCGAAGCCCTACTTCTGATGGCATAGACACCGCTCTTACCGTGTAGCGCAGAATAAGGGGTACCTTTCATGGAAGGGTCCAATTTCATAGGCCAAAGATACCACGTTCCTGTTTGGGTTGCACCCTCGGAAGTGCGAACGGCCTACGGCCTCCTTCCTTCAGCAGTGGTGTCCCGAGCTTCCTCACATCCCTTGCGGGGTAGTGCGTGCCCTCAGTGGTCATGGTGCCAGAGGGGGGACTCGAACCCCCACGCCTCAAGGACAGACGGTTTTGAACCGACCGCGTCTACCATTCCGCCACTCTGGCAAGTAAGTTGGTGGAGGAGGTGGGATTCGAACCCACTCACCGCAACGCGGACCAGATTTACAGTCTGGCGTGACTCTCCAACTTCAACCGCTCCTCCAAAGTGGAAAGGGGTGGAATCGAACCACCGACACGGGGATTTTCAGTCCCCTGCTCTACCTCTGAGCTACCCCTCCATGCGTTTCCAGTCCCCGAACTCCTCCTTGCCGCCCCTGCACCCCCAGTCCGAGTCGATGACCAGGCGGGACGAGATCCCGCCACGGGGCCGGAGGTCCGCTACGAGGCGCAACCGGGCCGGTTCATAGACCGCCACGAGATCCTCGTAGATGACGTTGATGAGGCGTTCGTAGGAGATCACCTTGGACCTGAAGGCCACCACGTACTCCTTGAGTGCCTTCAGTTCGATGATCCAGTCCGCCGGGTAGAAGACCAACGTCAGGTGACCGAAGTCCGGTTGCTGTTTGACGCCCATGAACGTCAACTCCGGGATCTCCATCCTGATCTCGTACCCGTCTGGGTCGGGGTTCGGCAGCCTCTTCAGCTTGTCCTTCTCCGACCACTTGTCATGCTTGCCCATGTCGTTCCCCCTTGTTGTCCGGGGAACTATACCGATCAGTGCCAAGGGGCGGGATCGAACCGCCGACACCCCGGATTTCACCCGAGTGCTCTACCTACCTGAGCTACCTTGGCAGAAGGCAGAGGTAGTGGGAATCGAACCCACCCGACGGTCGGTTTTGGAGACCAACCCGCTTACCCAGAGCCACCTCTACAAGAATGTGCGGGGAATCGAACCGGGGCTTTGCTAGCGAATGAACTTGAGGGCTTGGGCGTTGACCATCTTCAGGATGTCACGGGGGGACATGGAGGCGAAGGAGGTCATCGACATGGAGTGCGTGCTGGTTTCCTCGTCCTCGATCCCCTTTTCCTCTACATAGACGAACACCCACCACTGTACCTGGTTGCGTTGGAAGTCGGGGGTGAAGTACGCGATGACGTGGTCCTCACCCGGAGTCGAGGACTGGCTGGGGGAGGGGAGATTCGGGAAAGCGATCTCCACAGTCATCCCCTTCCTGTAAATCTCGCCCACATGGTCGGCCTGCGTGGCCTTGCCGACCTTCTTCATCCACTGGAAGAATGCCTTGTGGAACAGACCGATAAGGTCACCCGTTGCCGCCTCTTTCCGCAGAAGGGGCAGGATGTGCTTGCGGGTTTCAGGTACTTCATGGGCCAGTCTGACCAGTTCGCTTTTAAGATCCATGGGGTCCTCCTGTGTCCCTAATGGAACCTTATAGCCCAAGTAGGTGCCAGAGGGGGGACTCGAACCCCCACGCCTCAAGGATATCCGGGCTTAAACCGGATGCGGCTACCAGTTACGCCATCCCGGCGTATGAAAGTGGATGATCAAGGAATCGAACCTTGCTGCCGCGTCAGCGGACCGGGGTTACAGCCCAGCGCAAGCACCAGCTTGACCGTATCATCCAGAGGCGGAGGGAGAGGGAGTCGAACCCTCAAGGCCGATTAAGGCTCGTCCGGTTAGCAACCGGGTGCAGTCACCGATCTGCTTGCCCCTCCGTGAATTGGACCGGGTCGCTCTTATCGTCTTCCTGGGGCGTTGCCACCCCGCAGACGTTTATCCACGACCAACCGCTGTACAAGCGGCTGCGCTATCCCCCGAGGGGGAGCCCAACGACCCAAAGTGCTGCTGAAAGGAGTCGAACCTTCACGCCCCGAAGGACACTTGGACCTGAACCAAGCGCGTCTACCATTCCGCCACAGCAGCAAAGAACGGTGCTGGAAGCTGGGCAACTCCCAGCACCGAAGACCTACTATTCAATTGTCAAAGACCCTCTGGCCGCCGCCCTGTGGCAGAGGCCCTAAACGCAAAAAGCCCGCTCCGGGTGTGTCCGGGCGGGCTTCCAAGGTCAGCAGATGTTGTGCTTACCCCGTTACACCCTCCGGCGCACTCGTGGACAGATACGACCAGCCGGTAAGGCTGACGTGCGTCCGCAAGCTGAAGGTTGTAAATAAGGTCTGCATCTCGGTCTCTCCTGTTCGCCCCTGACGCTAGAGGCCCTTTGGGCTCCTGTCAAGGCTTTTCTCACGAAGATCCCCACAGGGGGGCTTCACGTCCGTCCACACAGAACAGGAAGGGCCTAAGCCCCTTGCCGGTAGATTCGTTATGAGGCTACTCCAGTAGGACATGGAGGCCCGCATGAGCAAGCACACGAACCGGGTAGCAGCCCGGTATATTAAGAGAGCCGCCAGCGAAGACCGCAAACAGTTCGACATGGGCGTCAAGGCCATCGGGACATCGCTCCTGCGGATGAAGGACGTGGTCTTCCTCTGGACAGGGAGGGGAACACCCCCTCCGGGACACGGGGCAGAGGGCTACGAGTCCCTGGCTGACGTGTACGGCCCTGTGCAGCATGTCGTGAACAAGATCGAGGACCTTGAGAAAGCCTACATCAGCCTCAAGCGTGTTCGTGTGGCCTCCAAGCGGATGGACCCCAAGTTCAAGCGGGCCGTCATTCCGTTGTTCAAGCGGGCAGGCCTGGATGGCAACGGGCGGTTCAGGAAGCCCCAACACGGGTACTCCAAGGCGTTGGACATCCTCGCCAAGTTCGAGATCGAACTGGACGACGTCGTGTCGTCCCACCTGTTCAACGGGGACAGCGGGACGATCCGGGCGGACCTGGCCTATTCGAACTCAGAGGACCCGTTCTCCCCTGAGTCGATTTCCAACTCGGTGCTGGTCATTTCGTTCACTAAGATGGCCAAGGACAGCTATGAGGTGCTGGCGTATCTGTCATGAAACGACTGGCCCCGAGGGTACTGGCCGCTATGAAGCAACACCCGGAGTTCAGAGAGTACAAGAAAGCCCTCATGGGTTGCTGTAGGGCACCGCAAGACAAGGTGATGCGCCGACGGCTGGTCGCCTTCAGTCTCCAGAATCCCAAGTTCCAGCCCATCATCACGGGGATCCTGGTCAATGCCTGAGCTTCACCTCTATGACTTCGACGGCACCCTGTTCCGGTCCCCAGAGGAACCGAAGTGGTGGAGCGACGTGTCGAAGAAGAACTGGTGGACCTCCGCACCCTCCCTCGATGAGCCCTGTGTCCCCCGGCAGCCAAAGTTCAAGTACACGGGCAAGAACAAGCCCTAGCCCTCATGTCCCACGCTATCGGGTAGAATGAGGCATGAAGAGCACGCCGAAACATATCAGGCACGGACTCACCGCCCGCAACCCCCTCCTCGAAGGAGCCCTCGCACTGGCCCGTGCGGTTGCCGTCACCTACGGTCCACATGGGCGTATCGCCTTGTTAGATAGATTCGCAGGGCTTCTCCCCACGAAAGATGGGGTCACAGTGGCGAGGGAGATCCAGTTGGAAGGCCCGAGGGCTCTCGGGGCGGACATCCTTAAGTACTCCTGCATAGCCCTGAATGATAAGTGCGGGGACGGAACAACCACCGCCGCCATCGTCAGCGCCGCCCTCCTTCGGGAAGGCCACAAGCGGATCGTGGCCGGGGTGGAACCGAGGACGGTTTGCAACGAGTTGCAAACCGCCTCCGAGAGAGCCATCGAGGCCATCCGTGAGATGTCCGTCCGGGCCGACAACCAGAAGGACCTGGATCACGTAGCCCGCATCGCCAGCAACGGAGACGATGACGTGGCCCGGTGCCTCGCTGAAGGTGCCATGGCCGTCGGCAAGGACGGGACGATCTCCATCGAGGACGGCTATGGCACGGAGACCGTGTTGGAGTACAAGGACGGCTTCGAGTGTGACGCCCGCCTAGCCTCCCACCACTTCCAAGGCCCAGAGGGTGCCCTCAAGTTGGAAGGTGCCCTCGTGGCGGTGGTCAACCAGCCCATCCACCAGGTGACAGACGTGGTCTCCCTGTTGGAGGAAGCCTCCCAGTGGCCCAACAACCCGCTGCTGATCTTCGCCCCCTCGTTCAGCGGGATGGTCAACATGACCATCGGCATGAACATCAAGGCGTCGAACGTCACGGCTTACCCGGTGCTGGCTCCGGGCGTCCACGTCCAGAAGGTCGAGTACCTGAAGGACATCGCCGCCATGGCTGGGGCCGTGTTCATTGACCCGGAGGCGGGCCAGAGCGTTAGGAAGTGGCAGCCGGAGTGGTTCGGCTCCTTGCGCCGTGCGACCGTCGGCATGAAGTCCTCCCTGTTGGAAGGCTATGATGAGCCGGACAAGCAGGCAGCCCGTGACGCACGCATCCGGGAACTGGAGGGCTTGGAGCGCACTACCACCTCTGAGTTCGACCTGGACAGGATCAAGGAGCGCAAGGCCAAGCTCGCCGACGGCTTCGTGATCCTACGGGTGGGCGGCATCACCGAGTCCGCTATGAAGGAACGCCGTGCCCGTGTGGAAGACGCCTTTGGAGCCGTCAGGGCGGCCCTCAGAGAGGGCCTGGTTCCCGGTGGCGGCACAGTGTACCTCCGGGCCGCCGAAGCGCTCACAGGGGAAGCACGGGGCACAGGGGGCGACATTCTCCGCAAAGCCCTCCAGGCCCCCGCACTGATGTTAGCTGGTAACGCGGGCCTCGACCCTCACGCTGTCCTGCACCAGATCGCTGAACACGATTCTCCGTGGGGCGGACTAGACGCCCGCACCGGACAAGTAAGGGACCTGTCACAGGACCCCAAGATAGTAGACCCCACAGCAGTAGCGGTTGAGGTGGTACGTGCCGCCGTGTCCGTTGCTGTAACTCTGCTGACGGTCGAGTGCTCCGTTGGCAAGGCTTAGCCCAGTGTTTTCACGGGTTGAAGAAGTAGGAGGTGGGAAATGGAAGCACTTGGTTTGACACTCGGAGCCCTTGTCATATTCGGCAAGGCTATCGGCCTGTTCCTGCTCATCTTCCTCCCCTGTTGGGTGCTGGCACGCCTCGGGAAGGGTTACAAGAGGTGGGAGCGCCGACAGAGGGAGAGCGAATGGTCGATCAAGCTGATCCCGGACTGACACCGCCCGCAGAACTGAAGCTCAAGGGCACGAACAACGAACACAAAACCATCGTGGTTGAGGTACGGATCTGCCAGAACCCGAACGGGATGATCTACTCCTCCCACAACCTACAGGACGCCGGGGACGAACGGGTGTCGAAGGGCATGCTGGGGCATGGCACACAGGCCATCGCTTACGGACTGCTGATCGAAGCCCTGCGCCGTGAGGCGTACCTGTCCACGCTGGCACAGTTGACCGGGGACAAGGATTTCCTCACCAAGTACAAGGATGGGGACGAGAAAACCCGTGAGGCGTTGGAGCGCAAGGTGGCCGAAACCCTCCGTCATGTCGTCAACTCCATCATCGAGAAGAACGGCACGGACATGTCGAAGGAAGTCCTGCACATGGCCCTGAAACAGATCGGTCGCTAGGTGCTCGCCCGTCAAGTTTCGGGTATCCTATGCAGGAGAGGTGATGTGATGACCAAGTCGAGTGCTGCACTGGCGATCAAACGCCCGGTCCTGTTCAGGAAGTTCCGGGGCCTCAACGATGAGGATCCGCCTGACGTAGAGACCCCCACAGACCCGCAGGAGGCCATGGAGTTGGGCTACAAGCTCGGACTCAAGCGTGGGTGGGGCGAGGGACTAGCGGACGGCGTGGACGTTGGGTTGGATGTTGGCGTCGAGGTAGCAGCGGAAGCCGCAGAAGAACCCTTCGACGTCAATTAGCCTTTCCTCAACCGTACTCCCCCCTTCAAACGAATAACCAACGACGACGGCACGACGACTCCGTCTTCCGGTCGGCCCATCGGCGGGACAACTACTCGAGACTTCGTGCGGTGTGTTCGGAACACGCCCAAGGGGGTTCGGACGGAATCATCCTCTTCCAAGGACAGGAGTGCGTCTGGCAGGCAGAACATGACTGCCCGTACCTGTTCAGCGGGGACACCCGAAAACCGGGCGATCTTCTGTATCAAAAAATCGTATCTCATCTGCACCCTTCCGTAGAGCCCGAGGGACTCTCCTACCATACCCTTGGGTTCAATGATCGTCCTATGACGAGGCATAGGTAGAGCGCTCTACGGGACTCTCTGGAGGTCACTATGCCCCAAGGCAAACTGTTCAAGATGGCGAGTACGCTCGACGACGCCGTTCTTCGGACTGCCGCACAGGACGAAGATGCACGACGTTTCCTGCTTGCTCTCCACCGGCAGGCCAAGGGCTGGGACAAGCTCCCGAAGGGCTGGACGCAGGAGAGCGTCAAGAAGTTCTGGTCGTCCCTGACCGGGGACGTGAAGCACAAGGTTACGAAGTGCATCAAGGAGATGGACGGGAAGTTCGACGACCCTGGTGCCTTCTGCGCTTCCCTGGCCGACATGGTGACCCCCGGCTGGCGCACCAAGAAGACCGCCTTCAACAAGTACAACGCCCCCGAGGTGCTGGCCCAACTGTTCAAGGCCCTTTCCGCCGCCGGGTTGGATGACGCTGTGGCGAACCTCCGGCAACGGAAGGTCCCGCAGATCGTGGACAAGGCATGGAGGGATCGAGGGTGAACAAGCAAGCCGCAGCAGCCGTAGACCCCGTCCGCCAGCGGACTCAGTACACCTGCACTAAAGGGATCAACTGGGACGATGCCCCTTTGGGCAAATTGTCTGATGGTGATGTGGCTCGCATGTATAAGGTCGCCCGTCCTGTGGTCTGTAATGCCCGCAATCGAAGAGGCATCCCGCCCTTCACGTCACGGTATGTAAATGTGGTGTGGGATGATGTTCCTCTTGGTGGTTTTCCAGATGCTGTGCTGGCAAAGGAGCTTGGAGTGTCCGAGCCCACGGTTTCACGGCATCGTAACCAGAAAGGCATATGCCCCTTCCAGTCAAGGTTCATCACCACTGAGGGGGAGGCTGCACAAAGCTACCCAGAAGCCCTCATCGATCTTTTTTGGCATGAACAGGACATTGCACATCAATTCCAAGTCCCAATCGGCCCCTACGTGGCTGATTGGGTGGTGGGAAACACCGTAGTTGAGTACGCAGGGTTCATCGAAAGCCGAACTTTTGGGGACAGGTACCGGGAGAGGCTCGCTGTCAAGGTCTCCTTCTACAAGTCGCAGGGGTGGCATGTGCAGGTCATCTACCCCAATGACCTGGAATCTTTCAAGCCCAAAGGTTCGCCTGAAATGACACGGGACATCATCTCAGGAGGTGTTAATTGGTCAGGACAACCTCTCGGGAAAATGACGGACATGGATCTTGCATCTCGTCTGGGTGTCGGACAGACGACGGTGTCCCGATGGAGAAACATCTTTGGGATTGCCCCCTACAAGAAAAAGAAGCGGGACTGGACTCATGAGCCTCTCGGAAAGATGCCCGACCCGGCACTTGCAGCTCGTTTAGGGGTGAGCAAAGAAACTGTCCGACGTGCTCGTGTCATGTTCGGGATCCCGTCTTACAGGAGTGTCTGTCATGCAGCGTGAGGCCAAAGCAAACGTGACCCCTGTAAGGCAACGCACTCAATTTTCGTGCATGAGTTGCTCCATGATGATGTGCCTCAAGGCCAACGGGGTCGACACGAACGAGGACGAGGTGAACCGGGTCATGGGTGCCAAGCCCATGCAGGGTGCCGCCTGGGAGGAAGCCCTGGCCGCGGCCCAGCACTACGGCATGCGGGCTACCCTCACCGTTCCAGCTACCGTCCAGCAGTTGAAGAAGTGGACTGACCGGGGCGTCCCCGTGATGATCGCTTGGAACCCCGAAGGCCGGGACTGGTCCCACGCCTCTGTGGTGTTCGACGTGGACGAGGACCTCAACGTCTACGTGGCCGACCCCAACATCCCGGACCCCGATGAGACCGTCCGCATCGTTCCCAAGGCCGAGTTCTACGGCAAGTGGTACGAGAAGTGGCCGAACTACCTCGTGCGTCGGCCCGCGATGGCCGTCGAGCGTGAGGTGTCCCCCGAGGGTCGCCAGATGGTCGCCAGCAAGGTGCCCGCCGACGCTGAGCCCGTGAAGGGCACCAAGTTCTTCGTCTCGAAGAAGCCCTCGAAGAGCCCCTACCGTGGCCAGCCTGAGCAGTTCAAAATCTTCAACGAGCACGGCGGCGTGGTCGGGGGATATCCCGACCGGGGTGAAGCCATCGCCAAGGCCAAGAAGATGAAGACGGCCAAGACCCTCATGCAGGTCAAAGTGAAAAACAAGGCCCCTCGTGACCCCGGCGCTGCACGCCACGGGAAGCCGGGCGGAGCCGCAGGCGCTCACCACAACCGCGACCGCGACGTGTCCAAAGGGCGGAGCCGCAAGCCCAAGCACAAGAAGCCGATGGTGGAGCGTGAGGCGTCCCTGTTGGAGAAGCTGGCCCGGATCGACGAGAAGGACATGAACCGGGCCGCCCAACTCCTCCAGTACATGACTGAGAAGGAAGCGATGAAGCACCTCGTGAAGCAGGGGATGCATCGTCAAAACGCTTTCTTGGCGCTTAAGGCGGGCAAGATCCTCAACAAGGACCGTAAGGGGCGCCTCGCCGCTTCCAAAGAGGCAGGCTACAAGGGGAACCCAGATGGCAAGGACATCTACCCAAACGAGATCGAACACGGGTACGGTGAGCCCATCGCTGGAGGAACTGACGTGATGCGACAACTACAGAACAAGCTCATCCATGAACAGGGTGATGCAGTACCACAGCGGCCCGAGAGCCCCCGGATGGCCAGTCAGCTTTCCCTCTCCTCTGGTAAACCAGACCCCAAGATGACGGCTGCATTGAAGCAACGAGCCGAAAGGAAATTGCTCCGTTCCCGTAGCAAAGGTGATTTTGAGGGGGCATTGATGTCGGCTGGTTTCCACGCGAGGAAACACAGCACGACCGCCTTCGTCTATGCAGGCAACAGCTACGGGGCCGGTGTGTGGCGTGTCTCTTTCAAGGCAGGGGAATACCTGAACCCCATCAACAACACAGGGGTCCGGGTACTGTCAGTGACCCCAGACCTCGACGTGACGGTCTTCCAAATCAAACAACGCCCCAGGATGGCCGCCCGTGTGGCCCACCTGTACCTCAAGAGGAGCCAGTAATGGCCGTCAAGCCCCTCACATGGTCCGTAAGCTGGCGGGAGATCGCCGAACGCATCCTGCTCACCTACGACCTGACCCCCACAGGGAACGGATTGTACCGGGTGAACCTTGATGGCCATTGTTACGGGTCAGCCACCAAAGACAAGGCGGTGGCATGGGCGCTGGCCGATTTCACGAAGAAGTTGGAGACGGTGATGAAGTCCGTCGCCAAGTCTGCAAGGAGTGATCAGATGAAGAACGCGATGCAGGAACTCCGGGATCTCGCCGCCAGGTTCACTGAGGGCGAGTCTGTAGACGTGGCCAAGTACCTCCGTGACCACGGCAACCCCGAGGCCGCCGACAAGTGGGAAGCCATGAACGAAGAGTACGGCGACCTGCTCAAGAAGGCCGCTAAGAAGCCCCGCCCGGAAGAATACGGCATCGACCCCAGGAAGCATTACGTCTGGGCTGTGGATGAGGGCGATGCATATGGCCCCTTCAACCCGAAGGATGCCCGGACATTTTTGGACAAGGTCCAGTCGCTGGGGTACAGCGTCCTGATCAAGACCGGCAAGGAACTCTTCGACTCCCTGGTGTTCCACAACCGCCTCGACCAAACGACGATCTACCCTCTCCGGGAAGCCCTGAAGAAGTACCGCATCAGGCTCGCTACCGCCTCTCTAGAGAAGATGGCCTCCTCGATGGAAGAGGGTAAGCTCTACCACTCCACGAAGGTGTCCAGTGACATCGAGGGGTCGTGGTTCTACGCCATCGAGCGGATGAAGAACGGCAAAATGAAAGGCGTCGTTGTCCACCAAGATGCGGGCCGCAAAGTACCCAACAAGGCGAAGAGCTACATCATCGACAGCCAGTGGGCGAGCACCGCATGGAAAGAGACCGCCTCCTCCAAGGTCCCTTCCAATGTCATATCCAAGCTCAAGGGTTCGGGCAAGATGGCCTCCGACGTCACCGTCATGTTAGCGGAGAAGGACGGCAAGCATGTGATGCACAACCTTGCGATGGAAACCCTGGGGAAAATGGCTGCTCTGCTCACAGCCGCCAAGAACACCGAGGGTGAGTACTGGGGCCGCCGTGCGAAGGACAGTAAGCACGTCAAGATGAAGCCCGCAGAGGCCAAGAAGGTCATCAAGCAGAAGAAAGGGGACGGGAAAGACTGGCTCGCCGTTTGGTTGGTGCCTCCCGAGTACGTAGACGCCAAGGAGCAGGATTACCGTATCAAGCAGGGTTGGATCAATCCTGTCTGGGAATGGAACCTCGGTCCTCAGAAGGGTGGGGTCAAGGGACGCACAGCAGCAGCGTCCAACCCACTTCGATGGTCCGTAGACTGGCAAGAGATCGTTGACCGCATCATGGACACGTATCCCATTCATCTCACAGGACCGCGTTCCTACGCTGTAGAGAGCCCGTTTGGGTCCGGTGTTCATACACCAGACCTGAATGGAGCTAAGATGTGGGCCGTAGAAGACTTCGTGAAGCACCTGATGCAAGTGGCCAAGCGAACTCGTGTCAAGCTGGGTAGCACGGCGATGAAGGAACTGGAGAGGATGGCCGACTGGAAGCCCGGTGAGGTCGACCCTGAAGGTTCGTGGACCGAAGGCGAAGTGTTCACCGACGAAGAGGAGCCCAAACCCGAAGGTTCTATGATCCCCGGTCTGGAAGAGCGCATGGCCGCCCTGGTCAAGACAGCAGCGGCCCCGTCTGGCCTTTACGGCTACACCAAGCGGGTTCAGGCCGACTGTGAGTCCGCAACCCGCAAGATCGCCAAGCGTGCCCTCCTCATCGCCAAGAACGCCTACCGCAAGGATGAGAGGGTGGCGCAGTTCCTGGCCATGCACGCCAAGCGGGCCAAAAGCTCCTCCGCCCGCATCATCCTGACCGCCCTCAAGGAAATGGCCCCCAAGGTCGCCTCCTACAACGACGACGAAGCCTCGTGGCCCCACATCGCAACGGACAGCCGGGACGTGATCCTTCAGGCCAAGCGGGCCGGGGTGAGGTCCTACGGGCTGTACGGGTTCCCCACGAAGACTGCCAGCCTCGGCCTGTCCGCCTGCACGCAACTCCGTGAGGCCGCAGGGCACGTAGCCTCCGACATGCACGTCCGCCGTGCGGCCAAGCACGCCCTCTACACGGGCTTCCTCAAGCAGCACAGCAAGGAGGCCAAGTGTCATTACGCACGGCTCCTCCACGCCAGCTACCCGGAGGCCAACACGAAGGTCGCCGCAACCGCACCTTCGACCGTGGCCGGTTGGCTGTCCCACGACGAGTAGGAGGTGCCGTGACAGCGACAGATCAGATCCTCCGGCGGGCGGTTGAAGAAGCCGTTGACCTGGAGAAAGAACTCAAGAAAGCGGAGTCCCTGGTCCCTCAGTCCGTGTGGCTGAAGCTCCGCAAGGCGTTTACCCCCAGGGGTTTGCCGTTCTTCGAGTTCTACATCCTCCTCAAGAGGATCGAGATGGGCGAAGATGTCCCGGACGACATCCGCAGGATGTTCATGCGGGCCGCCAACCGGCTCCTTCAGATCACCTCCCCCGTAGACGGACGCAACGTCTCTCCGGCCATCGCCAATCAGATCGCTGAGATCCGCCCGGAGATGAACATGCTCCTCGGGCGGCTCCTAATGGGCCGGACAGAGGACAACACGACCTGGCGCAAGATCACGGAGTTGTTCGTCCCGCTGTTCGTCGCCGTGGCACGGGACAAAGAGGTCTACATCAAGGCCCGCCCCTACGGCCCGAGGCGTTGGGGGATCATCCGCAGGATGACAGGGAAGCAGGAGAGCGTAGAGAAGCTGCGGGACAACGATCCCGAAGCCTACGCCCTAACCAAAAAGTACAATGCCACGCTGGCCGAGATCGATGAGGGCGTCAAAGTACTCATCACCCGTCAGGGCCTGGAACCTGAGACGGGCTTCATCATGGGCCGCCCCGTCCAGTACGGGATCAACCAGGAGACTGGCGAGAAGCTCATATTCGACCGGGATGGCGACGTCCTGACTCAGGATGAGTATGTCACCAAGCGCCGGGAGAACGCAGAGGCCCGCAAGAAGATGGCGCTCATCCCCACCCGCACGGAGGTCCCTGTTCGGGATCTCCTCCGGTTGGACCCCAACGACACTGACCAGCTTCTGGGTGAGATGGAGTGGGTGTCCCTTACAGATGACAAGGCCAAACAGGGACGTCTAACCCGCATCTTCCCGGTCAAGCAGAAGCCCACCTTCATCGTGGACGAGGACGGTGACACAGAGGCTCAGTACCACCCGGTCATCGTGTCCGGGCGGTTCAAGGGCGTCTACCTCGACGACATGGTGAACTCACAGGGCCGCCTCATTGAAGGCACGGCCTACACGTACAGCGCCACCACGGGGCACGGCGGTAAGGTCCCCGTCCGCATCGATCCCGCTGACAGGGAGCCCTACGTGACTGTGGCCGACGTGACCACGGTGCGGACGTTCAAAGGCCGCAAGCTCCGCCAGAAGTCACAGAAGCTCTTCTTGAAGGTGCCCGGGTCCAAGGACTACACGGTGCTCAGGAACGCCCTCAAGGAACTGGCCTGCAACGTGGGCCGCAAGCGAGGGTGCATCCCAAGCATCACCCACGAGAAGGTGGAGGGCAGCCGTGCGGCAGCCTTCTACCTCGACCCCAAGGACTTCGGCGTCGTCATGGAGACCCTCCAAGGGATGTCGCTGTCAGCGTCCGCCCTGGAACTGGTCAAGTCCTACTACAAGGACCTCTCCAACGCAGAGGCGGCCACGGCGGAGGATAACCTTACCAATTACACTGCGGGCAACCTTGGCGGCTTCGTGACCCGCAAGACGGACAGGGAGACGGGCCTCATCAAGCCCTTCGACCTGAACGTGATCCAGAAGCAGGCACTGGCCTGGATGGACGCCAACGGCGGGAACGGGGTTCTGGCACCGGAGACGGGCGTGGGTAAGACCCTCATCGCCATCGCAGGGATGCAGAAGCTCATCCGGGACGGGCTGGCCGACGAGGATGCCTCCTACACCCGGCCCGACGGCAAAGAGATCCAGACTAACGGACGGTTCCTCTTCGTGTGCCCGCCTGCCCTCAAGGGCAACCTCCCGAAAGAGATCCGGGCGTTCATCTCGGACTCCAAGGAACTCCGGGCACGGGTAGACATCATCTCGTACTCAGAGTTCTCCGGGTCGTCCAAGACAGGCAAGCCGCCCTCCCACATCGCTAAGTACTGGAAGCGTCGTCGGTGGAACACGGCCCTCTACGTGGCCATCTACTTCGACGAGGCCCACAAGATGCGGAACAGGGAGGCAGGCGCTGCGTCGGCAGCCCTGGACCTGTGGCACCCCCGCAAGATCTGCCTGACCGCCAGCCCTATGGACAAGCGCCCCATGGACGCCTACGTCCTGACAGCGATCACGAACAACACGCCCCTGAACGGCCCCTCCATTGAGGCCAAGGACAACCGCAAGGAGATGCGGCGGTTCAAGGAGCGGTTCTGTGAGACCATCGGTGGCCGCATCGTTGGGGTGAAGACCGACCCCCTCGTCCGCAGGGACCTGCACACATGGGTAAAGCGGAACATCTACTACGCCGATAAGCGGAACACAGGGGACGAGCTACCCCCCCTCCAGGCTGAGAACATGGTCGCCGTGATGCCGCCCCAGGTGGAAGACGCCTACAGGGCGGTCACCGACCAGTTCGCCTACATGATGAAAGGGCTCGCCACCAGGTTCAAAGACAGGGAGAAAGCGGGGATCTCAGGCCGCCATCCCGACGTAGAGCGCATCTTCGGCAAGGCGTTCAAGCCCGTCGTCAAGCTGCTCAACGACCTGGCGAACCACCCCGAGATCGCCCTGACGGACATCGCCCACATGATGCGGACGGAGACGCTCCCCTACCCGGACAAGTTGGGGGACCCGATCCCGCTCCCGCACCAGTTCAAGAGGGCACTCAAGGTCTGGGCTACCAGGTTCTCCCCGGAGGAGTTGGAGGCGGAGGCCGAACACATCCAGAGTCCGAAGCTCCTGGTGGCCGAAGAGGTCATCCGGGACAAGGTCGATGCCACGGACGGAGCCAGCCGTGCCCTCCTGTTCACGGACGACACCAGGCTCATCTGGTCGGCGGCCCGTCACATGGCGAAGAAGATCACCGGCTGGCACGCTGTAGCCCTCAAAGACGAGATCCACTTCATGGACGGGGACGCCCCTATCCAGAAGATCACGTTTGAGATGCCGAGGGACCTCCTGGCCAAGATGAAGCCGGAGAAGCGTGACCAGGTACTCGCCGAGACAGGGGGCGTAACAACGCACACGCTGCCTTTCCATAAGAAGACGTACCGTAGGCACCCCCTGCTCCCTGCGGGCCCCGACAACGTCCATTACAAGGCCGACAACTGGCAACAGTTCGTCCTCAAGGAGATCATCACGCCCGACAGGCGGATCAGGACGTTGGCGTTGTACGGCCCGACCTATCAGTACGGGCACAACCTCCAGGCCTTCGACACGGTCATTCACCTCGACCGGGACGGTTGGAACTCTGAGTCCATGAAGCAGCGGACAGCGAGGGCGTGGCGTCAGGGGCAAGACCAGCCGGTCGACGAGATCACCATCGACGCAGTCTACGACCCGAACACCCCGGAGGCTCAGACGGAACTTGATGGCACGCTGGACGAGATCCGCAGGTACTTCCAGGAGATGGACGCTGACGTGTTCAACGCCATCATGCGGGAGGCACAGGGACTGGACCTGGGCGGTGAGTGGGAGGGCCTTGCCCGTCACGAGTCCTCCAAGACCAGGCTGAACCAGGACATCATGGAACTCATGACTTCGCCCTACGTGGGCCGGGTGAGGGGAGTCTAATGGGCGACCGCTTACCCGAAACCATGGCCGAGTGGCAGGAATACATCGATGGGCTACGGGGAGCCGCCTTGTGGTCCAAGGCGGTCAACGCCAACACGCAACTCTTCGCCGACATCTTGCTGGCGGAAGGTTTCAAGATGGATGACGTGAGGGGCATCGTCACGATGTTCGCCGAACGTCTACTGGTCGATGACCAGCGCCTCCCCGAACACGGGGCCTACGACATGCGGTCCCTCGTCTAGCACATCAACAGGGAATCCGAACCAGCCTCTTTCACACAGCGGCGGGCCTCCGCCACGATAGAAGCCGCACGGTGGGGGCTGACGCCCTCCTCGTGAGCGATCTCCTTGACGGTGAACCCACAGACCCGCATGCGGATGATGCCGACGTAGCGCATCCACGCCTTCGGCTTCTTCTCCCGCACGATGTCCTCGATCCGCTCCATGATCCCTTCGAACTGGATCCAGTCGTCTACGGCGTTGGGGGCGTCCAAGGGTTCAGAGGCGATGTCCATCATTTCGCCTGCGTGCCCGTCATCGCCACGCTGCCACACGATCCGGGGGTCGGACATGGGAGCCGTAACGACGCCGTGCTGACGCTCCGACTGAGTCCGTGCCCCGTACAGTTCCCGTGCGACGGGGTCTTTCCCCTCGTCCCGGATGTCCGTGTAACCGGCCCGGACAGCGTAGGTGGACAGCAGGGAGTCGGGGATCTTCTTGCCTGCCAGAATCCGCTCTCTCAGGCTGTCACGCTGGATCAACCGCAGGAGACAGTTCTGGACGTGGTCCTCGACCCGGTTCGTGCGGGCTGAGATAGGGAGCTTCTTCGCCACGGCACCGGCCATCATCTTCATCAGGTCGCCCTGGTGGCCGCCGGTCTCCTTGATCCGCTGACCCAGGAACTCGCCCGTGAGGTTGGCCTTCTTGGCTCCGGTGAGGCGGCGGGCCTCCTCGATCCCTGCGGTGGTCAGCCGCCACTTGCCGTGTCCGGCCTTTTCCACGTAGGGGATGGCCCGGTCACAGAGGTTCTTCATGGCCCAACGGGCACGCTCCGGGGCCAGCAGGGTGCCATTGGAAGTCTTCACGTCCCAGCCACGAGGGAGGGCCGCCAAGTCGTACCCCAGAACCTGGAACACGTCCGGGAGAATCTCCTTGAAACTCAAGGGGTCAGGCTCGTAGTCGGTGGCCTGACCCAGCGCCTTGAGGATGGGTTCGTGGAATAGGGCGGGGGACGGAGCGGGGAGGGGACGGGGGCACAGCTTCTCGGCGAGGGCTACCCCTGCATCGGTGAGTCCCCACTTGCCACGGTGGCCGGTCAAGACCATCGGATTCTGGGAACGCCAGTGGAGGCGACGGTACGAGTACCAGATGCGCCGGTCGAAGCCGTTGGGCTTGTCCCGACCGGGGCGCTGCCAGCCGTCCTTCGGGTCGCCGTACTGACTGAGGTTGTCCGGGTCGTACCCGGCGTCACGGATCACGTCGGGGAGGATGTCCGCACTAGAGACCAGAATCCCGCTTTTGAAGTCGGTGGCCTTGCCTAGCTGCTTGATCAGGTGGGGCGTGAACTGTTGGGGAGACGGGAGACAGGGATTCACATTGGTCATCCGGGGTTCCTCCTTAGGCAATCGCTCTTTCGAGCATGAGCCTTGGCTGGGTTTCGACCACCAACTTGAACGGGCTTTCTTACGAGCAGGTTGCGGTGGTGGCCTGTGCCTTGAATGTACCACGCTCCTGTTGCCTGTCAAGGAAAACGCCATCCTAGATTCTGGAATGATAACAAGAACTTGCACGTCGCTCGGTGTTCGTTCTATACTGGTGTCGTGGTAGACAGTGCTGAAAGGAAGCCAGCATGACGCTGAACACATTGAAAAGAGACCTGGTGGCCCTCAACCGTGTTGCCCGGGATCTAGCATCCCGTGAGGCCGCTGCGGTCACCGATACGGACAAGCTGACACACAGGGTGGCCTCCCGCTGGGTGTCCGGTGCGTCCGGTGCCATGCGCCGTGAGTACGACATCATGCTTCGCCTCCAGACGCTAGAGGGTGCGGCCAACGTCAAGGACGGCATCTGGTGGAAGAAGGGCAAGCGCGGCCTTCCTCTGGCACAGGCGGCGTTTGAGAAGGCCACAGTAGACCCCGAGTGGTTCTCCACCGGCTACACCCGCATGTATGAGGCGGTCGAGGCCAACGTGGCCCGTACCATCTCGTCGATGGGCCTGCCGGTCGAGGCGGACGAACTCATCAATCTGACCCTGATGGGCCAGTCGTTGACGAAGGAGGACAAGGCGGCCACGCCGATCCCCCGGTCAGCAGGCAAGACCTTGAAGAGCGGGATCCTGTCCGGCAAGGAGTCCCCTGTCATGGTCGGCAAGGGTGTCATCGCCTCGTGGATCAAGCAGAAGCTCATTACCCTCAAGCGTGACGCCCCTCCCGAACAGGAGATGCCCACGGACGAGGACGGCAAGGACTACGAGTTCGCTGCCCCGAGTGATGAGCCGGAGCCCGAATACAGCACCCCGCATGAGTTCCTGTCAGCCATCACCTACCGTAAGATGGGTGACCCGTTGGGCAAGAAGTTCCGTGCCTTGATGAAGAAGGCGTTTACCAACAACCGGGACTGGTCCCCCGCCATGCTGTACTGGCTGGAGCAGGCCGAGAAGGGCCGCTTCGTGCAGAGGAACCAGATGGCCGATTGGGCGAACATCTCACCCGGCAGCTTCTCCGTGAACTACTGGAAGGCCGCTTGGGCGGCGTTCTTCAAGGAACTGTGGGCCGACAAGAGCCTCCTCAAGGAGATCAAGAAGCGCCTACAGGCCGAGGAATTGTTCGACGAGATCGTCAAGCCCGACCTGACCAAGCTCAAGGACGGCAACCCGCTGTCCATCATCCTCCCCCGCAACCGGAACCGTAAAAAGAAGAAGGCCGACAGGGACATGGTCGAGCACGTCACCACCCGGTGGATGGACGGCAGCATCATCGAGAAAGTCGTCCACCGTCATGTCGCCGAAAGGCCCGACAGCGTCCCGGTTTCCTGAACCCCACTCATCCTGCCCCCTTACAGCCCCCTCTGTTTCCTTGACGTCGTGCCCTAACGGCGACTACCCTTTGTACTTGGTTCGACCGACCGACCTGATCTCTGAAAATGAGACGTACTGTTGCCGCTCCGGTGCCGTTGAGTACTGGTCCCCTTGGGGATCGTGGAAAGCCACTGGAGGCAGAGAGTCATAGTCCTAATGACTTGGCAGGTATCCGGGTAACCGGAGGGGAAGCCATTGAGCTTTGAGAGCGCCCCCACAGGACGGTCTGTTCTTTGAACATGTCGAACCTCGTCATCTGCGGGACTCCTTGGTCCCCTCGATGGTGAAGGTGATTTGAGGTTTGCCCTTTCCGTATGGGAGAGGGCCTGGATGGGAGCCTTCAGGTGTAACGAGGAACGCACCTGACCCCGGGTAGCCCATCACGGACTGCGGTAGAATGACCCTGACTCTCAGGACCATGATGAGAGAAAAGGGCGTCCGTAGGACGACCGGATGATGAGTAGGGATAGCGGTTAAGATTCCAGTGCTTGTTCTCGTCAACGTAGTAGCGACTGCAACGGCAGCCGGAAAATCCAGCGCAGGTTACCCCTAGTGGGGCTTGGGCGACGTGTATTAAAAACTCCCAAGTTTGCCTCTCCGCCAAAGTTCCACCCCAATAGTTTCAAGTTTAGACCCCGGCCTCGGTATTCTGTGTCTACGGGACCTCTGTAGGAGGGTGCTGTGACGATCAGGACATCAGAGTACGAACGCTTCGACACCCGCAAGATGGCTGTGGGCTGCCTGCATATCCTGTTAAGCCGTGCTCATGCGGACTTCCCTGGGACTACAAGGGCTGCTCCTGCACGTTGGGTGGTTGTTCAGTTGGCCCCTGGAGGGCCTCTAGCTCCCGCCTACAAGGGCTACTTCCCCTACAAGGTCATCTGGTACGTCTGGCAAAACGTGGTCGTTCCTGTGCTGGAAGACCCGACCTACCAGATCGTGACAGAGGACACGACGTCCCTGCGTGTGTCGTTGAACCAAGCCCTGATTGAGGAGGGTGACTACAAGGGGGTGACCGACAAGATCGAAGCAGCCCTGATCGTCCGTCTCAAGGAACAGGGTATGGTACAACCGGATGCAGAACCGGAGTCGTCCAGCACGCTGGTTGATCCTGTTGCACCCGGGGAGCCTATCGTCCTGCCTGACACAGACCCCATGGACACGGGGGACTCCCTTGTGTGGCCGGAGGGGCACCCCAAGTTGACGTACCCCGAAGTGGATGGAGGCCCCAATGGCTGACGAGAAGAAAAAGGTTCCTGTCCCCAAGACGCTCTGGATCAAGTGCCGTGCGAGTGAGAAGTGTGAGGGCAACCAGGCCGAGATCATCATGCAGCGGGCACAGAAGCCCATGGGTCGTGCTGGGGGAGCCTTCAACCTGGCGGAGCGGGCCGGAAAGCTCATCAGATATCGCTGTACGACCTGCAAGGGCATCTTCCAGATCGGTCAGTAGGCTCCTCGCCCGCTTTCCTCGGGTAAGATTCCCTTACAGGAGGTAAGCGTGGCATCCTGCATATTGCTCCACGGGCCTGGTGCCCGACAAGCCGCATACAGCAAGGCCATCGAGGTCGGTCACCTGTCAGGTGATTTCGGGGACACTGAGGAGAAGCGGGCCAAGCCCAAGAAGGACCAGACCCTCTTCTCCCTGAATGTCGCCGAAGCCCGTGAAGCGATGGCCCTACTGTTGGACACCCCCCTCTATGACTCCGTCGGTTGCGTCGTCATAGGCCCCGTGGACGAGGCACAAGCCAAGGCGACCGACGTCCTGCTCAAAGGGATCGAGGAGTTCGCTGAAGGCGTCGTGCAGCCGATCCTGTGGGCCTACGACTATGGCTCAGTGTCCGCTACCGTGCGCTCCCGGTGCATGGAACAGTGGGTGCCGGGAGCGGGCGAGTCCGACGAGGATGAAGACCTTGTGGCCACGGCGTGGGTCGCGGTGGACAACGCCCTGTCCGGTGACGTCCACCTAATCCCGTCTGATGTCCAGAAGTTCGCCAAGAAGACCCGGGATGTGCTGTCCTTCTTGAAGGCGTCGGCTGATGCGGTCAGTACAGACCTGGACTGCCCCAAGAGACGGGCGCTGTGGGAACGGCTACGCAAGGTGGCCTCGCACTACAACCCGACGCCGACGGAGTTGATCTCCGCCTTGATGGGGGTGGGCTGATGGCCAAAGAGAAGAAGGCACCCCCGAAGCTGGTTGCCATCGCAGGCACTGACGGGTTCAACCGTCGCCGTGCCCTCCGTAAGACCATCCTCGATCAGGAGAAGGTCGGGTGGCGTGTGTCCTACGCTGACGCCACCGACCCTATGTCCATTTGGGACGCCGCTGCGGCGGACGTGATGTTCGAAGCCCCGGTGCTGGTGGTCGTAGAGAAGCCCCACAAGGGGAAGCTCGATCTGTACCGTGAGTTCATGAAGCGGGATGAGGGCGAGTCCGTCCTGTTGCTGTACGTGGACGGGAAGCTGGACACACGGACCAAGGCGGGCAAAGCGTTCGCCGAGTTCCTGAAGAAAGAGGTGAAGGCCAAACAGATATACGACGAGGCCGAGTCCCCGTGGAAGCGTGAGGAACTGGCCGTCGAGTTCGTGATCATGGAGGCCAAGGACACCTTCGATAAGAAGATCTCGTTCCCCCTCGCCAGTGGGATCGTCCAGAGGGTCGGGACAGACAAGGGGCTCATCCACTACGAGTTGCTCAAGATGGCCGAACTGGCCTCCCTGGACGGGTCCACCACCATAGACGGCACGCACGTCAAAGGTGGCCTCGCACCTCTAGGGGTGGCCCTCACTACGCCCCTGACGAACGCCCTGTCCCGCAAGGATGGCGTGAAGGTGGCCAAGGTCCTGGACCGCATCAAGAAGACGAACAAGGGTGACCCCACGATCTACATCTGCCGGTTGCTGGCCTCCACAGTCTACAGGTGGCTGGGTCCGCTCAGGATGAAGGCGGAGGGGATCGGGTTCAAGGAGGCCGCCCTCCGGCTGAACATCAACGAGTGGTACTACAAGAACAAGCTCGCCCCACAATCCGCCATGTGGACTCAAGGCGACGTGCAGGCTCTGATCGGCAAGCTGGCCCTCACCGAAAGAGACCTTTTGACCGGTGCCTTGAACCCCTGGATGAGTCTGACTGCTCGGCTTCTGGCCTTCTGTGGGTAGGGTGATGCGGAGGGGGTTCGTTTTCCCTTCTATGAGCCCTACTCTGATGGAGTCCATGATGAAAACCCACCCCTCTAATACAGGGTGGTGCTCGTGCCACCCCCTTGCCCGAGGCGTCTTCGTAGGAGTAGTCACACAATGATTTTCAGTCAGGCTGCCGGTGACCGAAAGGTCCGTGCTTTTTCCTTGTCCAGTTCGTTCCTTGAGGAGTTCCACGGCAAGCAGCCCAACTGGGGTCCGGTAGGCTATTTCACGTTCAAGCGAACCTACGCCCGTGAGCTACCCGAGGGTGGCACGGAGGAGTTCTGGCAGACGTGTAAGCGGGTCGTCGAGGGTTGCTTCCAGATCCAGAAGATCCACTGCCGCCGGATGGCCCTCCCGTGGAATGAGGCCAAGGGCCAGAACTCGGCGCAGGAGATGTTCCGCCGCATGTTCGATTTCAAGTTCACGCCACCGGGGCGTGGCCTGTGGATGATGGGCACGGACGTCGTGTATAGCCGGGGCTCCGCCGCCCTCCAGAACTGCGCCTTCGTGTCCACGGACAAGCTCGCTGAAGATTTCTCCGGCCCGTTCACCTTCCTGATGGACCTCTCGATGCTCGGCGTGGGTGTCGGTGGAGACACCAGAGGGAAAGGGGCTGTCCGTATCCAGCGCCCCGACATGTCCGTCACGCCCTACGTGGTGGATGACAGCCGGGAGGGCTGGGTGGACCTGGTCCGTACCTTGCTGGAGTCGTTCGTGGGCAAGGCCCAGTACCCGAGGGTCATCGACTACTCGCCGGTGCGGGGCCGTGGGGCAGCCATCAGCACTTTCGGGGGCGTAGCCTCCGGGCCACTCCCACTCCAGAAACTGGTCGAGGGCATCACGAAGATCCTGCTCCCCAAGGGCGTCCGGGCTGAGTTCGACGTGGACTACGACGAGGCCACGGGCAAGATCGGGAACGTGATCGTGACGTTCAAGGGCAAGAAGGCTCCCACGCCGTACCGTATCGGGTCAGCCCAGATCGTCGATGTGTTCAACTACATCGGCAAGTGCGTCGTGGCCGGTGGCGTCCGCCGGACGGCAGAGATCATGTTCGGAGAGCCCGACGACGAGGATTTCGTGACCCTCAAGCAGGACGAGGAGGCCCTCAACGACCGCCGTTGGGCGTCCAACAACTCCGTGTTCGGGTACGTGGGCATGGACTACACGGACATCGTGGATTCCATCGCCAAGAACGGGGAGCCTGGTATCTGCTGGCTGGAGAATGCCCGTGCATACAGCCGCATGGGACACCCTGCGGACAACAAGGACTGGCGGGTCGTGGGTACGAACCCCTGCGGTGAGCAATCCCTTGAGTCCTTTGAGCTTTGCAACCTCGTGGAGACCTACCCGGCCCACCACGATGACTACGACGACTACGAGCGCACCCTCAAGATGGCGTACCTCTACGCCAAGACCGTGACCCTCGTTCCTACACACATCCCAAGGGCCAACGCTGTCATGCAGCGCAACCGCCGCATCGGCTGTTCCATGTCTGGGATCACACAGGCGATGGCCAAGCTGGGGAGACGCTCGTTCCTGAACTGGTGCGATGAGGGCTATGACTACGTGCAGCGCCTCGACCGCATCTACTCTGAGTGGCTGGGCTGTGGCCTCTCGGTCAAGACGACGACCGTGAAGCCTTCTGGGTGCCAAGTACAGGGCACTCTCATAAACACAGAAAAGGGTATTTTCAGGCTGTCCGAGTTGGGGGATGTGCAAGGAGAGATGTGGCAGGATATTTCTGGGTGGACTTCCCTTGGGAAAAACATCACTAAGTTCTTTGTGAATGGGGATGGTCCTACTAAGCAGTTACGGACAGAGGATGGAAATCTTCTTGAGGGCTCTTTGCCTCATCAGTACCAGGTGGTGGTTGATGGCGATGTTGTTTGGAAGAAGGTTGCTGATATTGTGGTAGGTGACCAACTTTTGGTTTCTTTGGGGGACTACCAGAACAAGACAGAGCCTTCTCTTTTTCAGGTCCCTGCCCCATACCACAATACCAAGAGCATTCTGCAACCGAAGGAGATGAGTCCTGCGTTAGCATGGTTTCTCGGGATGTTGTATGGGGATGGTTCTGTCCATAAGAAGGGGTTGCGGATATCTTTCAATCGGAAAGAGGCTTCCCTTGTCCATTTCATTTCCCAGACGGTGAAGAGTTTGTTTGGGTTGGATGCTCTTGTGGACGATGATCACAGTATATACATCAACTCGACCCACCTTTTGGCTTACCTAGAAGCCAACCATATGCTGAAGGACTTTTCACACTCCTTGGAGATGCCTTTGGCCATACGCAGCGCAGGGGTAGACAGCATCAAAGCGTTCATCACGGGTTTGTGGCGGGCTGATGGAGCGATCTATAACCGTTCTACTTGGGGCATCTGTACGGTGTCTGAAGGTTTCGCTAGAGACCTTTTGGTCCTTTGCCGAGCTGTGGGTTTCAATGTCAAGCTGAAAAATGCGGGTCCGGGTGGTTGGGGCTCTCGGGATAGGTGGCTCATTACTTCGCGGATGGGGGAACCTGATTTGCTCCGGTATGTGTCCCGTGAATTACGGGAGCGAGTCTTTGGGGAGGGTTTGTGGTTGGATCCTGTGGTAGATGTCACGGATTCCTATAGCCCGACCTTTGATATCGAGGTTCCTGACACGAAAGAATATGTGGCGAATGGGGTGTTGTCCCACAACACCGTCAGCCTCTTGTGTGGGGCGACACCCGGTATCCACTACCCCCACTCGGAGTTCTACATCCGGCACATTCGGGTGCAGAACACGTCCCCGCTGGTCCAGGCCGCACGGGACGCAGGATTCGACGTCCACCCCGACCCCTACGCCGACGACACGTCCGTGGTGGCGTTCCCCGTCCGGGAGAACCACTTCACGAAGGGCAAGGCGGAGGTGACGGTCTGGGAGCAGTACCTGAACGCCGAGGACTTGCAGAAGCACTGGGCCGACAACCAGGTCTCCGTCACGATCACCTTCACGAAGGACGAGGTGCGGGATCTCAAGCCCGCACTCGAGGCTTTTGAGGATCGGCTCAAGGGTATCTCGATGTTGCCCCTGGCGGACGAGGATCACGGTTACCAGTTCGCTCCGTACCAGGAGATCGATGAGGAGCAGTACGCCTCGATGGTAGCCCGCACAAAGGCCATCGACTTCGGCGGGGCCGACACCCACGACAAGGATTCGGAAGACAAGTTCTGCACGGGTGAAGCCTGCACCATTCTCCCCCCCAAGTAGCCCCACAACACAGCGCTCTCGGGTATTCTCCATGACAAGGAGGGACTCATGGACGGGTTCAATGCGATTCTGTTAGAGGGCAAGTTCTATGCGAAGGATGACACGCTCTGGATGACGGAGCAGGGCAACGTCCATGACGTTGACGACGCCTTGCGTCCGTTTGAGGGCATCCTCGTTCACGTAGCCGTTCACATGGTCCCCCCAATGCCCCCAGACCCTACGAAACGGGGCGGCGGGTGCTGTTACTGGCCCGAGGGCATGGAATGTCCCGCAGGTCACCACGAGCACCCTGAACGCCTGTTGAACGTCCACGGTGATGGGACCCTCATCTACAAGGAGGGCGACTGGACACAGGAAGCGACGTGGTGGCTCAAGCAGTTCGACGGAACGGAACTGCGGCTGCCTTTGATGTACCTGCCCGGGCATGACGCCCGGATCGCCTGCGCCACGAAGTTCGACGCCGAACGGATGCAGGAGTTGCTGTCCAAGGAGGGACTCGGCCAAGTTGAGGCCCTGGGGACACAGGCGCAGAGCCTTCAGGACATCCTCCGCCAGATCCAGGACGCCACCAAGGAGAAGTAGCGTTGCCTTTGTACTTTTCAGGCCGGGTCCACTCCGTCATCTACGATGACCCGGCCCAGGCTTTCTACATTCTGAAGATGAGTCTGGACGCTCCCGAAACCCCGGAAGGGCAGATCGGGATCGTCAAGGGCGTGCAGGCCACGGTCAAGGGGCACGTCCCCGGTATCCCCATCAAGGTGGGGACGTGGTTCGGGTTTGAGGGCAACTGGAAGACCCACAAGACGCACGGGAAGCAACTGGCGATCACGAAGGCCCCCATCCTGAAGAACGGGTGGGACGCGGACACCGCTGAGAAGATGCTCTCCGCCAACGGGGTCGGCCCACGCCTTCTCCTGCTTGCACGGCAGTACTTGGGCGAGGATTTCGTTGCCGCCTTGTCCGACCCCAAGCAGTTGGAGGTCGTTCCGGGCATCGACGAGTTCACTGCCCTGCACATCTCCCAGCGGTGGACGTCGACGCAGGCGTACTTCAAGACCCTCACTTTCCTCAATGATCTCGGCGTCCCCAACAGCAAGGTGCGGGAGGTGTGGGCCAAGTTCGGTGGTGAGGCAGAGGAGGTGCTGGCGAAGAACCCGTGGGCGCTGGTGCGTCTGGAGGGCTTTGAGTTCAGCGCCGCCGACGAGATCGCCATCCGTCTGGGCCTTCCCATGGACGGGGAGAACCGGGTGTACGGGGCCGTCCTGTACTGTGCCCGCACACAGCGGGGCATGGGTCACCTCTACATGCGAACGGGGCAAGTCATGGGGACTGTCCAAGCCCTGATCCCCGGTGTCACGACCAGGCAGGTAGCGTCGGCCCTCAAGGAGTGCCATCTCAACAAGGATCTCGTGGTGGACAGGGAAACCCTGCCGGGGGCCGTCGCGGTCTACGAGCCTTGGTCCTGGGAGATGGAGTCTGAGTCCGCCAAGCTGTTGCACAGCCGACGGAAGACCGCCGCCTACGGGAAGGGCGGGCTGGAGTTGAAGACCTACTTCAAGCGGCTCCGGGGTGTGGGGCCGGACACGAAGGCCAAGGCTGAGATGAAGCGCCCCAGGCTGGCGACGGTCATCAAGACCGCCATCGAGGAGTGGGGCCTGTCCTCCAAGATGGTCCTCTCAGACACACAGAAGAAGGGCATCTTCAACGCCCTTACAGAGCCCGTGTCCGTCCTGACCGGGCTGCCCGGAACAGGTAAGACGACCAGCCTGCGGGCCGCCGTTCGCATCCTTCAGGATTCCGACGTGCCCTTCCTCCTGTGCGCTCCTACTGGGATCGCAGCCAAGAACCTTTCCGCCCTGTCCGGGGCACCCGCCCACACGATCCACCGGGCGTTCTCCGCCCGAGGGAAGTCTGACGACAAGCGGGAGTCCACGTACACGGGCATCGTGGGTGAGGCGGACGGTGAGAAGGGGGACATGGGGCAGGGTTCGCAGTGGGGGTTCAGCGTAGAGCGCCCGCACCCGGCGGAGGTTGTGTTCGTGGACGAGTCCTCGATGGTGGACCAGCACCTTATGTACCGGCTGCTCACCTGTACGTCCCCGCAGTGCCGTCTGGTGTTCGTGGGCGACCCCGCACAGCTTCCCTCTGTGGGACCGGGCAACGTGTTGCGGGATCTGGTGTCCAGTGACGTGTACCCCGTTGTTCACCTGGTCGAGATCTTCCGTCAGGAGGAGACCAGCGACATCGTGTTCGCCGCCCACGACATCTACAAGGGCGAGGTGCCCTCCTACACTCAGGGGTCGGAGTTCTCGCTGTTGATCCTCAAGTCAGAGGAGATGGTGCTGGAGGCGATCCTGAAGATGGCCTCCAAGCTGTACGATCAGCGCCGTAACTTCCAGGTTCTGTCACCCCGTCACGGGGGGACCGTGGGGGTCACGAATCTGAATGACAGGATTCGGATGATCCTCAACCCACAGGGGATCGGGTTGCAGGAGGTTCGTCTGGGCGGTGACGTGATCCGGGAGGGCGACCGGATCATGGTCGTCAAGAACGACTACGAGAAGGGCGTGTTCAACGGTGACGTGGGCAAGGTGTCCCGCATTAACCGCAAGGACAAAGAGGTGGAACTCAAGATCTTCGGCCAGCCTCCGGTGTTCGTGAAGGTGGCGTTCAAGGATCTCCCCCGCCTCATCCGTCTGGCCTATGCCTGTACCGTACACAAGGCACAGGGCCTGGAGTACGACGTCATCGTGATGCCGCTCATCGACGGGTTCAGGCACCAGCTACAGCGGAACCTCTTGTATACGGCGGTCACGAGGGCCAAGAAGCGGGTCGTGCTAGTGGGCACGCACACAGCACTGGCCTCCGCCGTGTTCAACGACAAGGAAGACCTCCGCAACACGCTTTTCAAGCAGCGACTCCAAGCTCTCGCTTCCTAGTGGGTACGTTCCGGGTTCCCCCCGAGTAGATGGGGTGTGAACAGAACACGACCCTCGAAAGGGAGGACAACATGGCTGACGAAACGAAAGACAAGGCACGAGCGGAACTCAGGGCTGAACTGGCCCGCATCAAGAAGGGCCTCCGGGTCACGAAGGTGGTCTGTACCCGTTCCATCAAGGGACGGTACGGAGATGCCTACGTGGGCTTTTCGGCGGCCTGGGACACGATCCAGGACGATGCCGGGGGCGGGGCGGATCTCGTGTCCGCACAGGACGGTGACGTGGCAGAGGCCAACCGTGCCAGCGGGATGACCCTCAAGGAGTCCCGGATGGCGGCCCTCGTACTGGGGCTTCAGGCGGACCTGGCCGCAACGGACAACGCCATGGCGGGATCGACGATCACGTCGGAGCAGCGTCTGGGCGCACAGAAGGCCATCAAGCACAACTACGCTTCGCTGATGAGCGAGGCGTTGTCGAACGGTAACGGAGGCAACTGATGACTACGGCGGCGTCCGACTTCCTGACGTTCACGGTTGAGGACGCCGAGGAAGTCTTTGGGGAACTCAAGGAACTGCACGTCGACCTGGACGCAGATCCGTTGGCCTACGGGCCGAAGCGGCTGAATAACAAGATGGCCGAGTGCCGTGGGGTGATGCACCGGGTGGAGCGGATCTTCCTCCGGGTGTCCAAGAAGCTGCACGGGGTTACCCGTGCCAAGCGGCGGGCGGAACTGGACATCGAACTGGCCAAAATGCAGCTTCTGGCGGAGGACCCTCATGTCCGGGCCGGTCGCAGCGTGGCCGACCGTGATGCCGAAGCCTCGATGAAGCTCCGGGACGAGATCCTGGCTTTCGACGAACTGGAACTGACCGAGATCAGTCTGGCGCAGACGATGGCTGTGGTGAAAGCCAAGCGGGCCGACCTGAAGTCCACCGTTTCGATGCTCAAGGATCAGATCCGCCTCTGCAACGAGGAGATCGGGTTGGGGGCACAGTGGGGATCTAAGAAGGTGTCGGCCCCGGACTTCAAGCCCGTGGACGCCACGGCGGAGTTGGCCGACATCGACGGCATGTTGGGGGATATGGAAGGCGAGATCCCGCTCCGTGTGTTGGGATCCGATGACGAGGATGCCGAGGGGGCGGAGGTTGAGGTGCCTGTCCCGGTAGAGGACGAGGATGCCGTAGAGGATCTGGCGGACGTGATCGCCACGGTAGGTGGGCTCACAGAGGAGCCTGAGCCTGTAGCCCCGGTGGTGGTGCAGCCTGTGCCAGAGGCCCCCACGCCGCCCGTGGAGCCGACAGTAGAGGAAGCCCCCAAGGATGCCCCTGTGGAGCCGGAGGACGAATCTGGGGGGCTTGTGGAGCCAGAGGAGGCCCCTTCGGCGGCGGAAGCGTTGCCCGATAACACGCCCGCAGACCTGGCCGAATCCTTCCTTGACGCCATGCCCGAAGATGCCGTTTCGGACCCCTCCTTCAAGGATCCTCTCACGGGCAAGACCGCCGACGATCTGTTGGACGTGGACTCCATCCTCGATTCTTTTGAGGACATTGATTGAGGGGGGGTTTCAACCCTTCCCCCGTGGAGTAGAACCAGTCGACAAGGACCTGTCCGGTAGATGACCCGTCCTGTCCAGACTACTTTAGGAGGTGCGTATCATGAGCGGTTACCAGGACTTCAGTTTCGGCGAGAATGACTCCGGCATCGGCGAGAAGACCAAGCGCTTCAAGGCCGAGGGGGGTCACACCTACAGGGTGTCCTTCGGGTGGTGGAAGAAGACCGACGAGAACGGTCTGGCCATCATGGACGGAGCGCCCCAGTTCACGGGTGCTCAGGTGAACTACATCCCGAACGCGGGCTACATCGTGAACAGCGGTCCCGAGTTCACCAAGCTCGCCGGAGAGCCCGCCCGTACCCGCATCGGCACGGTGCTGGTCGTGTGGCCGACCCTCAAGGACGGCACCATCGACAAGACCCGGCTGGCGGCTGGCGACGTGGAAGTGATCCCGTGGATCTTCAGCGGCGACAAGTACAAGCGCCTGAACCACATCCACAAGGAGTTCCCGTTCGGCCAGCACGACGTGACGCTCTCCTGCACGGATACCCAGTTCCAGAAGATCGACTTCAGCCCGTGCAAGGACAGCCTGCTCGCCAAGATGATGGGCAACGACAAGGCCAAGGGGCTGGTCGACAGCATCTTCGCCGACGTGGCCCGCATCGTTGAGGGCATCCGGGGCGAGGTCGGGCGTGAGATGACCATCGAGCAGGTTCGTGAGAAGCTGGCCGGTGGTGGCGGCGGCGGTGGCGGAAGCGCCCCGGTCGCACAGGCCGCAGCGGTAGCGTCCGAGGACATCGACTCCATGGTCGATGACATGCTCGACTAGACACCTCCCGTCACCGGGGGTGGCATGCGTGTTCTCGGTATCGACCCTTCCCTGACAAACTACGGGTGGGCACTCCACGACAGCGATGCCGTGGGTGCCCACCGTTGTTTGGCCCGTGGGCGCTTCCAAACGTCCGCAAAAACACTCTTCATTGACCGCTACATCGCCATGCGGGACGCTCTGCGTGCTCACATTGAGCAGATCGGCGTGGACTACGGTGTCACTCGTGTAGGGCTTGAGTACCCGGTGTTCAACGATCTCTACAGCGAGGGGATGTACGGTCTGTTCCTGTATACCTGTGAGGCCCTCCGGCTGGCACAGGTGGACGTGGTCTTCTTCTCCCCGATGCAGATCAAGGCGCACGCCCGAGAGTCCCTGCAACGCCCGAAGGGCTGGAAGATGATGAAGCCCGACATGGTGGAGGCCGCCAAGACGGACTGCGGGGGCAAGGGGCGGTGGAACCACAACGAGGCGGACGGTTATTGGGCTGCTTGGACCGCTGCTAGGTTCTGGAAGCTGCATGACGGAGTAATAGGGGTGGACGACTTGAACCCCGTGGAGAGGAAGCAGTTCACGCAGATCCACACGTTCACACGGGGCAAGAAGGCCGGGGACACCGTTTTCAAAGGGATACTCCACCGGGAGGACGAGCGTTTCTTCCGATGGTCACAGGAGGGACTACAAGATGGCGACTAGAAAGAAGACTGAAGTGGGCACCAAGCGGAAGCGCAGCCCTTTGAGTGCAGCCCGTGGGGCTGTCAGCGGCATCCTCAAGGATGACGACTCCTACGTGGAGGTGGACGAAAGCAAGCTCAAGGAGTCCCTCCCGCACCTCCCCTCCGGCTCCATCGTGATCGACTGGCTCATCGGAGGCCGTGCGAACCGCTGGGGCGTCATGCCCTGTCCTGGGTTCCCCAGGGGGAAGATCGTCAACCTGTACGGTCAGGAAGCGGCGGGTAAGACGACGATGGCCCTGGAAGTCGCCAACAAGACCATCGAGAACGGTGGCTACGTGGGCTTCGTAGACTGGGAGCACGCCGTCGACCTGTCCTACGCCAGTGCCCTCGGCATCCCCGTCCAGAACGAGGACGTGTTCAACCTGGTGCAGCCGGTCTCCTTGGAGCGTGGCCTCACCGTCATCACGGCGATGGCACGGGCCGGGGTCGACCTGATCGTCATCGACTCGGTCGGTGCGGGTGTCCCCCAGGCCATCCTGAACCAGACCCTCGACGAGAAGGGCAACGTGGGCCGTGTTGGCCTCATCGCACAGATCTGGTCGCACTTCCTCCGGGAGTTGCAGTCCACCATCTCCCGTTCCGGCTCCTGCGTCATCGGGATCTCCCAGCTTCGCAAGGCCATCAACACGACGGGGTACGGCGGCCCGACCAACACGCAGCAGGGTGGAGAGGCGTGGAAGTTCTACAGCAGCCTTCGGTTCGGCCTCCGCCGCATCAAGTACGAGAAGGGGAAGATCTACGATCCCCTCACCCACAAGAAGATCGATGCCGTCATCGCCTCCACCATCCGGGCCAAGATCGACAAGTGCAAGATCTCGGCGTCACAGGGCCACGAGGCCGACTTCTTCGTCCGGTTCGGCGAGGGCATCGACGACATGAAGTCGGTCATTGAGATCGCCAAGGCCCACGGGATCATCAAGGGTTCCAGTTGGCTGTCCTGGGAGCGGGGCTCCGGTGAGACCCTCAAGATCCAGGGCATGGAACGCTTCAAGGAAGCTCTCCGGGCCGCTGACGGGGCCGTCGACGAGTTGTCCCGGCAGGTGATGGACGCCCTCACGGTGGCTGGTCCCGGCACGATTGTGGCCGCAGAGGACGAGGACCTGGACGTCGATAGCATCCTGACCGGCGTGCGGGAAGCGGCGGACGACGAGGCTAACTAGCGGTCTCCTTCGGGTAGAGTGACCGGAGGGAGGCTCTATGCTCACCGTAAACGTACAGAATTTCCAATCCATCGCGGCGGTGAAGCTCCTCATCAAGGGCTTCACCGTCGTGACGGGTCAGAACAACTCCGGCAAGTCCGCCTTGATCCGGGCCATCCGTGGGGCACTCCAGAACACACGGGGCACGTCCTTTATCCGGCACGGGTCCAAGACCACGACGGTCAAGCTGGAGATGGACGACGGGCACACGCTGGAATGGTCGAAGGGTACGGCCAAAGGGGCCAAGCCCACCTACCATATCGATGGGGGTGACGCTATCCATCCGGGGCAGTCCGTCCCGGATGAGGTGCGGGATCTGGGGATCGTCCCGATCACCGCTGGTGGCCGTGAGGTGTGGCCCCAGGTTGCCCCGCAGTTCACGGGTCAGGTATTCCTGCTGGACCAGCCCGGTAGCGTCCTCGCCGAAGCCGTGGCGGACGTGGAGCGGGTAGGCCAGTTGAACGGCGCTCTCCGGTTGGCGGAGTCCGACAAGCGGGCCGCCTCGTCCGAGTTGAAGGTGCGGAAAGCGGACATCGGCGGCTTAGAGGCCAAGCTGGACGGGTTTAAGGGTCTGGAGGACGTGGAGGCCACGCTCGTACAGATTGAACAGGCCCAAGGGAAGGCCCTGACCATCGAGCGGGCCGTTTCGGGTTTGACGGATCTGCACGACAGGCACACAGGAGCCAAGGAGGCGGTAGGCCGCCTATCAGGGATCGAAGACGTGAATCTGCCGGGTGACGAGCCTTTTGAGGCCGTCCGGGTACTGCTGGGGGAGAAGGCTGGTCTGGAAGGGCTGGCCGCCAAGCATTCCCGCCTTGACTCGGAAGTTACTAGGTTGAGTGGCGTGGAGGAAGTCGGTGTAGACATCGACTTCACGCAGACAGAACGCCGGTTGGCCGCCTTGGACGTGATGCGGGGCATGCAGTCCCGCTACCTCAAGGCGACCAAGAAGGTGACGGACACGGAGCAGGAGTTGGCGGACGCTGAGTCCGCCTTGGACGCTGTGACCCAGGAGTTTACGGAAACCCTGGGTGGGTTGGGTGAATGTCCGGTCTGCGGCTCGACGCTGGCACATGAGCACGGAGGTGCAGTATGAGGTACGGCATCGTTGCGGTGGTACTACTGGGCATCGGCTTCCTGGCCGGGGCTACCATTCCAGGTCTCTTCGCACTGGAGGAGAGGCACGAGAACATTCAACCGTTCCCCGACTGTGGGGACGTTGCGATGACCTGTTTGGAGTGCCCGTCCTGTCCGACGTTGAGCGACCTGTTCTCCGTTGACCGGGACGCACAGATCGACCAGATCGTGAAGGCCATGGAGGCCATCGCCTCTACGGCCTATCCGCACGACCTGGGCAAGCTGATCGAGGGTTGGGAGCAGTCCTACACGGCGAGGGACATCGCCCGGATCATCTTGGACCACGCTGAGTCCAACGACATTGACCCGCTGGTACTCACCGCCATCGTGTGGAAGGAGTCTAAGTTCCGGGTGCGGACGTTCGGCGACTACAAGAACGGCAAGCCCCGCAGTTGCGGGATGACACAGGTGATGACGACCTTCCGGGGCCGCCCTGAGTGCAAGGAACTCCTCGACCCCTACTTCGCCATCGGGTGGACGGCAGAGCATCTGGCCAAGTTCCCCGGCTGGTGTAAGGGGTGGATGTGCCTTCGCAAGTACAACGGGGGCGACTACGAGGTGAAGGTCTGGCGCATCGCCGATAGGATGCGGAGGGCTACGCTGTGAAGGACACCACCCTCGTTTTCAGGACAGACGCCCACATCGCCGACACAGCCCCGCAGGCCCGTGTTGACGACTGGACGGCAACCATCCTCGACAAGATCGCACAGGTGAATGACATCGCCCGTGCGGAGGGGGCGGAGGCGATTCTGGACGGGGGCGATCTCTTTCACATCAAGAGCCCGACCCGGAACAGTCACCGCCTCGTTGAACGTGTGGCCGCCGTGCTGGCACAAGGGCCGCCGACCTTCTGTTGCGTGGGTAACCACGACGTGAAGTACGGCAACATGGAGTTCCTGCCGGAGAGCCCGCTGGGCGTCCTGTACGCCTCTGAGGCTGTCCACAGGTTGTATGACACCCACGAGGCCGTCTTCGGTGGCGACGGGCGTCCTGTGGTGCGTGTGGTGGGCATCCCCTACCACGGCGTTGAGTACGACTGGAACCGCCTTACGTCATTGGTCAAAGGCGACGAGGACTACCTCGTAGCCGTGGCCCACTGCCTTGCCAGCCCGCGGGGCGGCGAGATGTTCGGGACGGAGGACATCCTCCAGTACGGGGAACTAGCCAACCTTGCCCCGGACGTGTGGTGCTTCGGCCACTGGCACAAGGATCAAGGCGTCCAGCAGATCGGGGAGACTCGGTTCATCAATCCCGGCAGTCTGTCCCGTGGGGCCTTGAACGAGGATGACGTGAAGCGCACCCCGAAGTGCGTCGTCATGCGGTTTGAGAAGTCTGGGGTCGTGATCGAGGAGCGCAAGCTCAAGGTCGCCCCGGCCATGGAAGTGTTCGACATCGAGGGCCGTGCCCGACAGGAGGGTCGGGATCTCACGATGGAGACGTTCGTGGGTAACTTGAAGGACGTCCTTCTCGGCCAGTCCGATAGATCCATCGAGGACATCGTGCGGGCCGACGATGATCTCCCCGACGTTGTGAAGGAACGGGTGTTGGGGTACTTGGAGCAGTCCCGATGAGCACGTCACGCAGAGGGTTCCTGAAGGTCCTGTTCGGCGGAGCGGCTGCACTTGCGCTGTACGGAAAGGTTCGCCCTCTCTTGGGGCCTCTCCCAGAATCCCGCCCCGAGCCGCCCAACGAGGACAAGCAGCGGATCATTAGCGAGTACCTATCGACGGCAGAGGGCCGGTCAAAGCTGGCCGCCTCGATGGTGCAGCCCCTTCGGGTACGGCGGGACTACGCAGCGGTAGGCCGCAAGGTGTTCTCCGTGAACCCGTTGCCCCCAGGCTACTAAGATGAGCACGGACACCCACGTTCAGTGCAAGTTCAGCCACCCTGACGGGCGTGTAACCTACGGGTGGGTGAACAAGAAGCCTGCGCTCAAGGTCGGGGCCGTCTTGGAACTCCAACTGAACTGCACGGGCGAGTTTCAGAAGGGCTGGCGGGTCGACGAGATGTGGGCGGAGAAGCCTACCGCTCTCATCAAGGCCCGTGAACGTGACTACAAGAAGCACCGCAGGGGCACGGACGCCAAGCGTTCGGGCGACGGCGGTTGGGAATTACCTGACAGATGAGTGGGTTCAAGGACTTCAGCTTCGACGACGACACAGAGCTAGAGCAACCCCACCAGACTCAACCCCTGTACATCGAACTCGTGCCCCGGACTAGCTGGGGGGATAACCTCCGCACCCGTATGAAGAAGGCGGAGTGGGATCGGCTCCGCAAGGCGCAGGCCCGGTGGGCCGGGTGGCGTTGTGAGGTCTGCGGGGAGAGCGGCAAGACACAGGGCTTTGACTGGCACGTTGAGTGCCATGAGGTCTGGGACTACGATGACCGGACCCAGATCCAGAGGCTCGAACGCCTGATTTCCCTGTGCCCTCTGTGTCACAAGGTCAAGCACTACGGGCGTACCTTCAGCGTGGACGGCCCAGAGGCCGCACGGGCCGCTATGGACAGACTGGCCCGGTTGAACGGCTGGTCGTTGTCCCAAGTTGGGGTCCACATCAAGGACGCCTTCGACCAGTGGGAGAACCGTTCCCAGCAAACGTGGACTCTGGACTTGTCCTATCTGGACGAGGCCGGAGTTTCCATCCTCCCGGCTTAGCCCCTCATTCACACGGGTAGAGAGCGTGACGGGTAAGATGCCCGGACGAAGGAGACCATTATGAAACAAGAGATCGTCCTCGTAGCGGGGCCTCCCGCATCGGGAAAGACGACCACGGTCAAAAAGTACGTCGATCAGGGCTACACCCGGCTGAACCGGGACACCCTCGGCGGTGCGCTATCCAGCAAGAAAGAACTCCTCTACGTGAAGCTCGTGGAACTCCACGGGCAGGGCGTCCGTTCCTTCGTGCTGGACAACGTCTACTCCAACACGGCACACCGGGCGGTGGCGATTGAGGTCGCTCGAGATCTGGGCCTCCCCATCCGCATCCTGTGGATGGACACGAACCGTGAGCAGGCACAGTTCCTCGCCGCCCGCCGTCAGATTCTCAACCACGGCAAGCTCCTCTCCGTGGCGGAGTACAAGGCGTCGAAGTACAAGAAGGATCCTGGCAACTTCCCGCCTGCGGCGCAGTTCGCCTACTGGAACCGGGTGGAACTTCCCGACGTGTCGGAGGGGTTCACGGACGTCGAGCACGTCCCCGTGACCATCGATCTCGGCCCCGAGTACGTGAACCGGGCGATGATCTTCGACTTCGACAGCACCCTGCGGGTGTGCAAGTCGGGTGAGCACTACCCGAGGGATCCTGCCGACGTCGTCCTGATGCCGGGACGCAAGGAGAAGATCCACGAACTGCTCGCCGACGGCTGGATCCTGTTGGGCGCATCCAACCAGTCCGGCATCGCCAAGCCTGCGGGACACCCGACGGCGGTGGCGGAGCCGGTGGTCATCGCCTGCTTCAACAGGACGTGCGAGTTGCTGGACGCCGACATTGACGTTGTGTACGCCCCCGACCGTGGCGGCGTGCCCCGTTCGTACTGGCCCAAGCCGATGCCCGGTATGGGCGTCGTGCTGATCGAGCGCTACCTGCTCGACCCGTCGCAGTGCATGATGGTGGGGGACATGAAGAAGGACGAAACCTTCGCCCACCGTTGCGGATTCCAGTACACGGATGCCACCGTGTTCTTCGGGCAGTAGGGCAGATGACGGACAAGCCTGACACGACGCCAGAGGCCGAGCCCTCCGACGTGTTACTTCCGGGGCCGCCCACAGAGGACGGCGAAGGGCAGCACGTTCTGCGCTCCCGTGTGAATGATGAGGGGCAGCGGACGTTGGAGGTGGGGATCGCCACGCCCTTGAGGGAAGGGGAGCCGATCTTCTCCGAGGTCGTGGAGACATCCCCGATCCCGGACAGCAACCTGAAGAAGTGCAAGACGATCATCAAGAGCCCGTTCCCCGCACCCGGTCCCGCCAAGGTGAACTCTGAGCAGTTTCGGGCCGGTTGGGAGCGGATCTTCGGTGCTGGAAATGAGGATGAGACGGTGAACTGATGGGACTTTCAAACGAAGAACGGCAGACCAAGATGTATTGGGCTGTTCACAACATCGCCACGACCATCCGCAAGCTGCGCCCGTCCACGCCGGGGGACGACCTGTGGCCGCACGAGAAGAAGTGGGAACACCTATTCTCCTTGGGGGACAAGGCGTGGCACGCTTTGCTGGAGGGTTCCCGTCACGGGGCCTTTTGGATTCTCGGCGGGGCTATGTCTAACGCCGTGAAGGACCCCAACAGCCCGTGGGCTGTCATGGTCAGCGCACAGTGCGACGAGGTGCGCCAAGGGCGGGAGGACAAGCGGTTCTACGGCCCCAAGGGCAAGCGGGACTTGGACGAGGTGTGCTACGACCCCTTCAAGCACGACCTTGGCCTACGGGGCCTCGTGATGCGGTCAGGCCCCCATACGGAGGGTGAGCGCAGGGCACGTCTGCTGGACACTTACAACGCCGCCGAGTTCTTGGCCTACGGACTCCGGCGGTACGACGACGATTTCAAGCGGGGGTATCAGGAACTGGACAAGCTGATCTCCGACATCCTCGGGGCCTGCTTTGACCTGATGCACAAGGACACCGCCTTCGGGAAAGCCTATGTCGGGGAACGGTTGCTCCGGGCCATCTACGGACAGTGGGACACCCAACTGTGGCACGCCCTTAACGCTGCCAACATGCACTTCTGGCTGAGTTCCTTCATGTCCCCTCGTATGGAACTGGAGGACGTGATCGCCTTTGACAAGTGGCGGGTCGACCACAAGGACACGCCGCAGAACCGCCTTGTGCTGGCGCTGCGGATCGCGGGGTCAAACGTACACTCCGACCGGGACATGAAGACCCTCATCAAGGAGACCCGTGGCCTGAGCATCTTGGAGGCCGCCATCCAGCGGGAGTTCGCCAAGAACAGGAAGCTCCACAAGCAGGATGAGGCCGAGAGGGCGTCCGAGAAGGACGCCGACATGGACGAGTACAGCACGACCGCACAGCGGGCGGAGAACGCCGTCGTTCACGGCTACGACTTCGACTGGGAGCGGTGATGCACTGGATTATCCAAGAGAATCTGTACCACGAGGAAGGCTTCTACGGGCTCCTTCGGGCGCTTGAGCGTCTGGAGATCCCGTACAGCGTCCACAAGGTGGTGCCCTTCACGTCACGGCTGATCCCCGAACCTGTGATCCCCGAGGGGACCAAGGTGATGGTGATGGGAGCCACGACGATGGTCCGCATCGCCCAAGAGCGAGGGTGGATGCCGGGGGCGTACTTCAACGCTAACTACAACATGGAGATCTACCTAGAGTCTCCGTGGGCCCCCCACATGCTCAACAACGACGCCCACATCGCCCCTTTCGGAGATGTAACGAAGGAGTTGGTCGCCAACCGGACGGAGGACGGCCAGTTCTTCATCCGTCCCGTTGTGGACACCAAGACCTTCACGGGCGTCTGCATGGGTTGGGACGACTTCGCCAAGTGGCAGCATCAGGTCTGTGCGTTGGGGCACGATGACGGCTCCACCCTGACGCCGGAAGCCCCCGTCATGATCGCCCGCCCGAAGGTCATCTACGCAGAGTACCGTGTCTACGTCGTCCGGGGTCGGGTCGTGACAGGCTCCCTCTACAAGCAGGGGAACCGGCCCTACCAAGAGCTTCTCATCGATGAGGACATCAAGCGTTTCGTCACCGGGCAGGCGTTCTCGTGGGAGCCGTCCCGTGCCTTCGTCATGGACATCGCCCGGACGCCGGACGGGCTCAAGATCATCGAGGCGGGGTGCTTGAACGCCGCAGGGTACTACAAGGCGGACATCCTCAAGGTCGTCGAGGCCGTGGAGGACTTGGGCGGAGTGAGCCCGGAGGTACAAGGTCATGGCGTCCTGTAGCGTATGGCTGACGGAGCGTGTTCCAACAGACTACCTAGAGAGGGCTGACCAATGAACGATCCGATGGAACAGATCCGCCAGATGATGGCCGCCAAGGGAATCACGCAGAGGGAATTGGCCAAGCGGTTGGGCCGCTCCCCCTC